CGGTCCTGGGCCACCGGGCCGGGTACGGCGTGCACGACCGTTTCCCACCACAGCCACTCGCCCAGGTGCCGGTAGATCGTCTTCACCTCCCCGTCGGTGGCGCCGACCAGGTTATGGATCGGGAACGGTTTTCGGAAGGACGACAATTCGCCATCCTCCAGGCGCACGGACTCCGCGATCTGCGCGCCCGTGGCCGGGAGCAAGCGAGGCGTGACGCGCGGCGCCTCGCCCGTAAAGCCCTCAAGTTTGATGACCGCCATGAGTTCCTGTTCCTTTCCGAAATGCTTCCGATGATCTACGACCAGGTGATGTAGACGCGGCCGTCGTTGGCGTTGTAGCTCGACCCTTGCGGCGAGGTTCCGCCCTTGCCGACCGTGAGGCTGTACTGGCCGCCGACCGCGAGCTGGCCGACGCCGAATGTGTAATCGGCATAGCCAGCACCACCCCCCAAGCCACGGATGTAGCCGATGTTGCCGGTTGCCGCTCCGTGCGAACCGCCGCCTGGATCGATGGAGCCGGAGCCGGACGCCGCGCGCGAAGACACGTCGTAATAGAAGATGCCGCCGCCCTTGGCGCCGTTGCCGCCCGATCCGCCAGATGGCACGGAATAGGTGCCGCCAGCGCCACCCGCGTTGCCGGCGTTTGCCTCGGACTGGTTCGTGCCCGTGCCGCCGGGATTGCCGATAACGTCGAGCGAAGATGGCCCGTTGAAAATGCTACGCGTGCCGGCCGTGCCGCCCACCGTCGCCCCGCCCGCGCCCCACACGCGAACGCGCAGGCTCGTGTAAGGCGGCACCGTGAAGGTGAAGGTGCCAGGGTTGACGTAGTTCGACGAGCCTGGCACCGGCTTGACCGCCCCGTGTAGCTGGCTGAACCAGATCGCGCCGCTAGTTGGCACGTTGGTGTTGTTGGTCGTGGTGAGCTGCCCCCGGTAGTAGTGTGTCAGCCAGTTGGGCGGCCCCCAGTTGCCGAACTCGTCGCGCATCTGGGACAGCCAGATCAGTCCAGAGGAAGGCAGCGCCATGTCAGCCTCCCTCCAGCTTTTTCACGCGCGCGGCCAGCGCCTTCACAGCCTCCACAAGCGGCCCGACGATGTTCCCGTAGTCGACATGCAGGCCGTCCACGCCTTCGCCGACCACTTCCGGTAGCACCTCGCGCACTTCCTGCGCGATGACACCCACGCGCGCCGCGCCGGTCCTGCGGTCCACATACCGGACACCACGTAGCTGCTCGACCAGCCACAGGCCATCCTTGAGGGTCTTGATGTGCTTCTTGTGCTTGCGATCCGAATACGCGCCGATGTTGCCGGTGGCGACGAACGAACCGTCATTGCTGGAATAGCAGGCCCAGCCACCGCCGTTGTTCAGGAAGCCGACGTTGCCGCCGTTGCAATGCAGGTAACGCATCCCCCAATCGGTGTCGTATAAGTTGATCTGCGGCGCGCCGCTGTTGATCTGCAGGCTGCCGCTGATGGTGCCGCCGGACAGCGGCAGGTAGTTGGCCGGATTAAAATTCCCCCCGTGCCACACCTGCGAGCCGTTCACGTAGAGCTGGGCGCTCGGCATGTTGTAGTTCGTGCCGTCGTAGAACAGGTAGCGGTTGCCCGCATTGCCGAAGAAGATCACGCCCGTGGTCGGCGACGCCGGCCGGTAGGTCGTGATGTCGCCGGTCACCGTCGTGTTGCCCGTGATCGTGCCGCCGGCGGTGGGGAACTTCGTGTTCACCGTGGTGGTCAAACTGGCGATCTCGCCGGCGCTCGTCGAGCGCTCGCCCGCTATGGCCGAATTCAGCTCGCCGCGCAGCGTCGTGGCCGTGCTGTCGGTGTAGCTGTTGGCGGTGTTCTTCGCATTCGTGGCCGCCGTGCTGGCGAACTGCTCGCCCTCGATGCGCACCTGGTCGATCACGCCGGCGGTCAGGCGGATCTCGGCGCGGTCGCCTGCGAGCCATGCGCGCGCTTCGGTCGCCTCTTGTGCACGGGTGACCGTCAAAATATTGGCGCTGCGCTCGGTGACCTTCACCACCTCAAGATGACCATCGGCGTCGGCCAGGGTCATCGGGAACCACTCGCCCACGGCGAGCGAGGGGAAGGTGGCGGCTTCTGCTTCGTTCAGCACGATGGTCGACCCATCGTCTGCCAGCGGCGCAGCCAAGTGCGCCCTGGCGTTGTTGCCCAGTTTGATCGGCATAGGAACTCCTTGTCATCATTGATCGAAAGGGTGGCTTTCGGTCGTGATGACTCGGGTTCGGGCTTGATCAGGTAGGGCTGCAGCATGGGGCGATTTTACAGGCTCGGGCCTACTCGTAGTAGCTGATCGTGATGGAGCCGCCCGACGGAATGACGAGCGAATAGCTCTGCCCCGGCGTGACGGCAACCTCGTTGTAGGTCGCAGGAGATGCCGGCCCGCCATAGCCGCCAGGGAATGTCTTGCCGAAGCCAGTCGTGCTATCGCCGGTGGTTGGAGGGATGTACTGCCAGTAGGATGTGTCGGTGTAGTCCACACACGTCCAGGATTCGGAGTACACCGGATCGCCAGGGGTCTGAATCGGAGAAAGACAGTAATCGCTCGGAGCCGAGCCGATATGCGTTTGTATCGACCCGTAGGTCACTTCCACGACACCGTCCGAACGGCGGCGCTTGTAGATGTTGGTCTGGCTGGTGTAGCGCAGCATGTACTGTTCGCTTTCCGGCTGACCAGTGCCGCCTTTGCCGACAAGCGACACCAGGCTCGACACCGACGTCGGCGCGGTCCAGGTTGCATTGCTGGTAAAGGTCTGTGTCTTGAGCGAGGTGCCGCCGCACGCCGCCAGCATCATCATCAGGCTCATTGCCACCCCCAGGATTTTTCGCATGTCTTCTCCATGTTAGCGCGCCACCTTCGCGCGTTTCGGCGCGCCTTCGCGCCCCCAGATCAGGACGTTGTCGATGCCGGTATTGCGCAGCGTCGCGCCCTGGTTGGTGTTCATCGACGTCGTGGTCGCATAGGTGCCGTCCGGTTTCAGGTAGTCCAGCGCAACAGACGTCGTGATCGTGCATTGCCCCAGGTTTGCGCCCTCGATCCACAGCTCGCCGTTCACGCCGGCGGGCGGCCAGTTGGTGATGGTCAAGGTGCACGGCCCAGGCGGCGGGCTCCAGACCTGGTACGACCCGTTGCGGTAGTCGATGGTGTGCGACGTGCCAACCGGCGCGGGAACGGTGGCGACCTTGCTGCCGCAGTCCTGCACCACCGCGCCCTTGAACACGTTGTCGACCAGGTCTACCTCGCCCGTAATGGTGCCACCGGACTTGTCGAACTTGCTGTTCAAGCCGTCGGCGGTGAAGCGCAGGTCGACCTTGTCGCCGGCCGAGAACGTGGTGGCGAGGGTGCCTTCCTGGGCGCGCACGATGGTGAACACGTCGACCACGCGCGCGGTCGCCTTGACGATCTCGTAGACCGGCTCGCCGCCGACGAGTTTGACCAGTGTAAGCATGCACCAGTCGCCAGCAGCCAGCGCCGGATATTTGATGCCATCGCCTGGCGTGATCGAGATGCTGGTGGCCGAATCGGAAATCGAGTTCACCAGCACTGATGACCCGTTGTTGGAGTAGCGCACGCCCATTATTTTTCCCTCACGCGAATGCGAAAATCAGTTTCCTTGATCCGGCCGCCCTGGGTCGATGCGGTCACGGTGACCTTGTAGTTGACCTTGTCGACGCCCTTCTCGGCCCAGACTTTCACGATTGGCGATTCCCACGACACGGCGATGATCTCCAGCGCATCGGTGCCCGTGATGTCGCACACGGCCGTGGCGCTGGTGATGGTGTCGCCCTCGGGCAGCCAGTTCGTGAAATCGGCGTCGTAGTCGAGCGTGTCACCCGGCTGTTTATCGAAGACCTGCATTATGGGTTCCTTTCCGGGGCAACGATGATGGTGCGGTGCTCGCGCTCGACGGCCGTGGTGCGATCGCCACCATTCAGCTCACGCGTGATCGACGCGTGCGGCACGCGCACCTGACGCGAGGCGTGCGCGCGGGAGAACCTGGATGGCAGCTTGAAGGGGCGCGGAATGCCAGCACTGCCCGTCATGACCAGGTCGGCCAGGCCGGCGCCGAGCTTCGCCACCGTGCCGCGCGCCTGCGCGCCCAGCAACAGGTCAGCAGCGCTCGATCCGCGCACCGCGTTCATGCCACGCCCTAGAGCCGTCATGGTCATGGCCGCCACGCCGCGCGCCGCCGGGATCACTGCCCCGTTGCCCAGGGCGTCGAGCGCCAACAGCGCCGCGCGCGCCAGGCCGCGCATGATCAGGTACGCCCGGCCTGCTGCGCTCATGCTCATGTTTGCCGTGCCGCGCCCGAGCTGCGCCAGTACGCCATCGCCATCAGCCAAGACGGTCATCGCGGCCGGCGCCGGCCTGCCTTGCATGACCAGGTGCCCGGCGCCGCCCACGATCAGCGACTGCGCTGCGGCACCACGCCCGAACATCAGCGCGGCGCCGGCGAGCGGCGTTTCGTTGAGCGTGTAGCGTTCCATCAGGACTGCTTCGCGGTCAGGGCGTGGATGTCGAACACGAACACGTCGCCCCGCTTGTGAAGGCGATCCGTTTCCAGCAGCGCCCCGAACAGCGGGTTGCCGCCAACGGGCGCATCCCACGCGGTCCAGCCGACGATCGTGATCTCGGCGTCCAGGTTCGCCGGGTTGAACGACGGGTACGTGAGCTGTTTTGCGTTCTTGCGCTCGCCGTTGGCCGTCGTGGTCCAGCCCGTGCCGATGGCGCCGCCCTGTTCCGCGTCGCGGCGCACATAGGCCGGCCAAGCGTCCAGGGTCACCTCGTTGGCGCCGGTCTTGCCAGGGGCGGCAGTGTGCAGCGAGATCCAGGTGCCGGTCGGCAGCGGATACGGGACGCCGTCGCACAGCGCGGCCATGTGGTTTTCTTCGGTGTAGTTCGATGCTGCGCTCATTCGTTCTCCGTTACATGAAGGATGCTCGGGTGCGCACGCGCGCACGCTGCTGACCCGTGATGCCCTTGCCCGATAGCTGCGTCAGCTTGCTCTCGAAGCTGGCGAGGAACCCGGCGCCCAGGTCGCCATTGGTGAAGGGCTGAGACGGCATCATGAGGATGCGCCCCAGCGCGCCGTGGGCGATGACTTCCCGGAACTGGTCGGACAGGAAGGCGGGCAAGTCCATGCAGTCCTGTGACGGCTTGAGCCAGACGCTGATGTTCACCGTTCCCGCTTGGCCGGGAACAAGGCGGATCGTGTTCAGCTCCAACTGGGTCAGGTACTTCGGCTGGCCCGCGACGGCGCCGGTGCGCCAGCCGTTCATGTGCTCATCCAGCCAGGCGACGGTCTTGGGTTCGAGCGGTTCGCCGTCGAAGCTGACCTTCTCGATGTCGAGCAGGACCGAACCGTAGGGCGTGCTGATCGCCTCGGCGTCGGAGGCCGACACGTCAAATTCGTCCTCCCAGCGCCACAGGCGTGTTCTCTCGCAGAACTCGATGGCCGCATCCCGGATCGCGTTGAAAGCGGTCGGGATCGCGCAGCCCGGCGCATACGGGTTGATCTTGTTGAGGAAGGCGTCGAGTGGTTTCATCAGGCGCTGTTCTGAGTGGCAGAGTTGACTTGGGCGGCCTGCGCGGGTGCGCCGATCGCATCGGTGAAAGCCTGGTAGTGCAGTGCGGCTACGGAACCTTGCGCGTACTCGCTGTCCTTGGTGTGGCAGCGGTAGACGGCCCAGTGCAGGATGGCGCCCAGGAACTCGATGCGCATGTCGATCGAGTCGGTCACCTGGGTGACGGCCGGCGGCGGCTCGGCGAGCAGGGCTTCGACCAGGGCGTCCTCATTGGCCGGCGGGTAGACGTAGAAGGCGGTCGGGCTGCGCTCGTCGAGCATGTAGTGGCGCGTCTCGCCGGCGCGCGCGCTGTGCCAGTCCGGGTCCACTGCATCCATCTGCTGGCGGTCAGTGATGCGGATCGCCCGCCCAGGTTTGCCGTCGGCCTTGATGTTGCGCACGACGTCCAGCACCTGGCTGGTGCCCTGCGGCGCCTGCTGGTAGGTGCCAGGGGTGAGCGCGATCAGCTTGGTGACGGCACGAGCAGCAGGGCGGCGCAGCACGATCTCTCGCGCGCCGTCGTTGAACCAGTCGATCGCCTCTTCGGTGGTCCAGCGGATGTGCTCGGCGTCGAGCATGAGGTTGCCCATGCGGCGCAGCAAGTCGGCCACCTCGATCTGGACGATGTTCTGCGCAACCGATGTCGGCGGCGCGGTGTAGTTGATGGTGATGGTCATGGGTTGCGCCCTCTGTGATCAGGTTACCAAGGCGTCAGGGTGCCGCCGCTTACGCTTGCCCCGGCCAGATTGCCCCAGTTGCCTCCAGCCTGGCACGAGGATGCGCCGGTCATCAGGACGTGGTGGAGCGCGCCATTGGTGCCGATGCCAGAGACGTGGTGGATGCCGGTGCCGTCGATCTTGATGCACGCCTTGGCGCCGCTGCCTGCGGCGAAGATGTAGCCGCCGCGCACGCTGATGCGGTCGCAGTGCGTGCCGCCGTCGTCGGCGATGATCTGGATGGCGTGGTCGCCCGTATCGGTGTCGGTCGAGTTGTTTCCGGTGGTGGCGAAGCTGACTGCTGCAAACTTCGCCACGTAGGTATTCGCTCCCTTCAGGTCGTCGGCCCGATTGTCCAGGTAATCGACGTGATCAAAGCGCGTGATGACTGCCCCGCCGTTGAAGCCGCGCGACTTGTTGCCTCGCACAGTCAGGCGCTTGCCGCGCGCGGCGCCGTCACCACTGTAGGCATTGATCGCCTGAAATGTCACAACGCCAGCCTTTGCCCACAGCACATTGTCGATCACATCCACATCCTGGCACTTGTTGTGCGGCTCGCCAGCCAGGCTCTCGTCTGCCCAGCTGATATTGATGCCCACGGTGCGGCAGTCCTTGAAATCGTTCTTGTAGACTGCCCCCTGGACGCTGTTGTGCTCGACCGTGATGGTCCCGTCGCCGCCGTTGTTCTTGCCTCGATTGAAGGCAATCAGGAAGCCCCTGGTCTTGGAGCCGACGCCAAGCGCCGACAGGCCGCAGTTGTCGACTTGGCAGAACGCTACGGTCACATCGGTGCAGCCTACCGCCTCGAAGCCGTGATTGGCCGCGCCGTCAATCCTGGCGAGCAGGAAGTGCACATCATCGGCGTAGGCGGCCAGCGCGCCATGCGTGCCGCAGGTGCCGATTACCGGGCGAACGATCCGCACCCGTTTGTGACGAAATGCGCCGCCTTCCCCTGCCAAACTGTCGACCAGAATGGCGGCCTTCGACAGCGAGACAGCATCGGTTGCTGTCCCGTACAGTTTGCCGCCGTCTTCCACTCGGAAATCCTCGACGCTGGCGGCCACGCAGCGGGAGTGGATGCAGGTTTCAGCCAAGCCGGCACCGTCCATCTCAGGCGGGACGATGGTGACGCGGTGCTTGTCCTCGCTGTAGATCATGGCCGACATCGACGCGGCTGCCACCAGCTTCGCGCCAGGCTCGAATACCAGCTCGATGTCGCTGTTCTTGATCACCAGTGGTGCCGCCAGGTTGCGCACGCCCGCGCGCACGACCACACGGGCCGGCAAGGTGTCGAGCACTGCCTGAATTGCTGCAGTCGTTGTGCCGCCAACAAACGTCGCGGTTGCCTGTGCCTGAAGATCAGACAGCGTCGCAAGGCCGGCGTCATCCACATCGAACAGCGTCACCGGCCCGACCGTTGTGATTACCGTGCCCGCGACCGAGATTTCCAGCTTGTAGTCGCCGTTGGCAGCATAGAACGCGAAGCGCCCGAGCGTGTCGGTGGTCAACGGGTTGGACGTCGGTGTGCCGCCATTGGCGGAATAGATGGTGGCAAGGGTGTTATCGAGCAGCAGCACGCGCACGGACGCGGCCTTGATGACATTGCCCTTCGGGTCCAGAACGACATCGGCGTACTGCTGCATGTTGGTTCCTTATTCTGCTGCGAGGGCTTCGCGGATCTTGGCGATCGACATGCGGCCGTTGGGCTTCTTGTTGAACTTGGCTTCGTACTCTTTGACCAGGGCGGCGCGCTCCTCGGCGTTGTCGACTTCGCCGTCGCCGTTGGTGTCGGCCGCGAGCTTGTCGAGCTGGGCGTCGATCAGGTCGGCGCGGTCCTCGTCGGAGAGGGCGTTCCACTGGTCGGCTTCAAGGCCCGATTGCAGGTGCGCTATCGCGACCACGTCGCCGAGCTGGTAGGTCTTGCCGTTGATGTCGAAGCTGGCCGGGTGTTCGGACGAGCCGAGCAGGATTTCGACGTCGACCTGCGCGACCGGTTGTTCGGTCGGCGCCTGCACCGGAGCGCTCACGGGCGCTGCGACAGGCTTGGCGCCCTTCAGGTATGGCTTGTAGGCTTCAGGTATGGACAGCAGGCGCTCCTGGTGCGCCTCAATGGCGACGGTGGCGACGTGCGCGCCGTCTTCGCGCGGGGCGAAGTGATAGGTGTTCTTGCCCAGCTCAACGAAGCTACCGCCTTCACGCTTCAGTTTGCATTCGATGTCCATGCTCTCTCCCGATGTGTGATTGATGTGAAAGTAGGGGCCGAAGCCCCCACCAGGTCAGGCCACTTAGAAGGTGACGTTGCGGTCGGCTGCGTGCATGAACACGCGCAGGCGGATGCGGCCGGCTGCAGCGGTTGCCGACTGCGCCACAATCTTGACGCCAATCGAGCGGTCGCTTTCGGTCGCGGCGATTGTGAATGCCGATTTCAGGGTCGGACGCGCCACCGCGCCGGATTGGCCGGCGGTCGATGCCGAGAAGATTTCAGCGCCGCAGGTACGAGCCGAGACGGTGTCGCCCGGGGTGCCGGACATGATTCCGACGTCCAGGGTGAGGGTCGGCGTGCCGTTGGTGTCCAGGTCGTCCGGCGCCAGGATAACGTCCGAGACGGTGTGACCACCAGGCAGGGTGCCGATGTCGATGATGTTGCCGGCGACGTTCTGCGTGGTCGGCAGGTCGTAGAAGTAGTCGTTGACGACCACGTCGCCAGCGCAGGCGCCGGCCACGGTGGTCAGCACGTCGCTGGTGAATTTCGATGCGTAAGTAGCCATGTAAAGCTCCAGAAAAAGAATGTTGACGCGAGCGATCAGGCCCGGCTCGTCACCGGGCCGTCACGCATTAGGCTGCGTTCGGGTCTTTGGCTGCGGTGTCGATCGACAGCACGCCGAAGTCGGCTTCGTTGAAGCGGGTCTTCTTGATGCCGCCGATGAAGCCGCAGGCCAGGCCCGGCTCGTTCTTGTAGTCCTTCTCGGTTTCTTCCCACGAGAAGCGCACGCCGCCGCCGGCGTTACCGTAAGCGACGACACCAGCCTGGCGGCCCATGAACAAGGCGCGTGCTGCGTTGACGTTGGAGCCGGCGCCGTAGTCGTTGAAGCGGATCACCGAACGGTGCGAGTGCAGGACCACGTTGTTGATCATGCCCAGGCCGCCACGGAAGATCGGGTTGCTCTTGCCTTCGGCAGCGGCGGCAGCCTTCTGGATTTCCAGCCAGCCCGTGGCGTCAGCGTTGCGCAGGTCGTATTCCTGGTCTTTCGACATGACCATCACGTACTGTTCTTCGGCACCGTTGGTGACCGGGACCATGTTGGCGGTCTTCGGGTTGCGGGCCTGCATCATCGATGCCTTGTTGACGGCGCGCTCGACGACCGCACGGGTCATCTTGTCGTTCGCGGTCAGCGACGCCTTCGAGGTGGCCGAGCCACCGTACAGGATGTGATCGGCATCCGGGGCCTGGAACGAGTTGCCAGCGAAGCCGGTGAAGGTGGTGTCTTCGATGAAGTCCTCGTTCGAGCCGCGCGCGCCCGACAGGTACATGAACATGAATTCGTCGGTCAGCTTGGCGAAGTAGCCCGACATGCGGTCCTTGCCGACTTTGCGCAGGTCGTGCGCGATGCGCTTGCGGCTCATGCGGCCGCCCAGGGAGATCGAGTGACGCACCTGGTCGATGCGCACTTCGTCGGTGAAGAACTTCAGCTTTTCTTCCTTGCCTTCCACGCGATCGTCGCCGTAGGTCGGCTTGTTGCGGAGCTGGACGCACAGGTCGAACGAGATGCGGTCGCCCTCGTCGGAAGCCAGGTCGTTCTTCTGTTGGATGATGTGGTTGTCCGACTCACCGACGAAACGGCCGGTGAAGTAAGACTGCTTGGCCTGATCATAGGCCAGGCCCGACGACCACTTCTTCTGGGTCATCGGGTTGTTGGTGCCGAACTGCGTGGTAGCCATAGGAGTGCCTTTCACAAAGGTTAATTGATCCCTTCGAGCACTCCTGCGCCTGCGAAGATGGTGCGATTATTAGGCAGGTGGTTTGAAAATGCAACCATATAGGCCGCGAAGAAACGACTACGGCTTGTGCGTAATGCCGTTCTCCGCGACCAGCTTGGCGATTCCTCCTTGCCCGGCGGTCACCCGCTTCACCGGGATCGACCTATCGGCCTGGACCGACAGCCGGGCGAGCTTTCCTGACTTCTCTTCCAAGGTCACCACGACGTTGCCGATGGTGATGGCCTCCCCCGGTTTCAGGTCGATCTTGAGCAAGGTGTCCTCTTAGCGGTTGGTTATTGAGCGTAGAAGGCTTCGCGGTCGGCGTCCGACATCTTCGCCAGGGCCTTTTCCAGTGCGAAGCCGTCCAGCTTCTCCAGCGCAGCGAAGCGGCCCTCGCCGGTGTCGCTTTGCGCTGCAGCTGGCACCTTGCCGATGTTCGGCGGCAGATTAGGCTTCGGCACGGCGGCAGGCTTGGCTGGCTTGGCGTCGGCCTTGGGCGCCGGCTTGGCGACCGCCTCACCGCGCGCGGTCAGGGTCAGCTCGTGTGCCTTCTCCAGCAGTTGCGGTCCGGTCAGTTGAGCGTAGCGAGGCATCTTGGCAATCGCCTTGATCATCTCGTTCAGGTCGGAAAACCGCTCGACGTTGGCCTCGCCCTTGTAATGGTCCTTGTGCGCGTCCAGGAACGATGCGCAGTCGGCATCCCACTGGTTCTGCTGGCGCTGGGCTTCGAGCTTCTGCGCCAGGTTCGCCTCGCGCACGGCCAGCTCGATCTCGGTCTTCTGGTCGTTCAGCTCGTCCTTTTGGGCCTCGTACTCGTCGAAGGTGATGCCGCCGTCGTCGTACTGCTTGCGCAGCTCGGCCTTCTTGTCCGCAATCTCCTTGAGCTTGACGTCAGCGTCGGCCGGCGCTTCGGCTACCAGCAGGGGCGCGCGTGGCGGTTCGCTCGTCGCTGCGCCCTGTTCGCCCGCGTCATCGCCGGCAGGCTGGCCGTCATCGCCTTCGCCAGCATCGGCTGCGCCATCGTCACCGGCATCAGCAGCGCCAGCGTCATCACCATCCGCGCCTTCGTTTTCGCCGTCGTCATCACCGCCCTCGTCCTGGTCGTCGTCCGTGCCTTCGTCGCCGTCGCCGGCGCCTTCCTCTTCCAGTTGCTTCCTCAGCTCGATTTCCTCGGCCGTCATGCCGGCCAGGATCTCGTCGTTCGTTGCGCTATCGCTCATGTCAGGCTCCTTGTTGTGGTTGTTCCATCGGCGCTTCAGGCGGCATTGCCTGTGCCGGTGGTTGCTGCACCGCTTGGGGCGGAATTCCTTGTGCGGCCACAGGTGCGGCCGGCACTCCTTGCGTCGGGTCGCCGCCGGCCCATCCACCTTGCTTGAGCAGGTTGTCGCCCACTTTGGCGATGGTCGGCATCTGGATGACCTGGGTGGCGGCGGTCATGGCGTTGGTGGCGGCCGTCATGTTCTGGGCCACGGTTTGCGCCTTCACCAGCGCGGCGCCGGCCTCGTCCTTGGCGGCCCTGGCGTTCTTGCTGCGGATGTCGGCTGCGGCGCTTTCCATCTGGATCTGCTGGGCCAGGGCCTGCTGCTCGGCCTGCGCCTGCTTCGCCTGCATCTCTTCCGGGGTCGGCTCGGTCGCATCCGGGTCTTGCTGGCCGTTGATGGCACGGATGCGCTTGACGATCTCGTCGCGGTTCGGCACGTCCATCGACTCGACGACCAGGTCCAGCACGACCAGGCCCACTTCCGGCGGCATCTTCATCAGCATCTCGGTGAGCTGGTCGAGCGCGGCCTGGCGCATGGTGGCGCGCCAGTCGGCCTCGCTGATCACGAAGTCGGCCTTGGTGCGGGTGATGTCGTTCTCGGGCAAGCCGTCGTTCATGGTGACGAATTCTGGCGTGCCGCGCTGGTTGGTGATGCGGAATTGCTTCTCTTCCGTCACGAACTGCTCGATCAGGGAAAGCTGCAGCTCCCCGTGCATCTGCACCGCCAGGCGCAGGTTGTCGAACAGCTTGGAAGTCGTCAGGCTGCCCTGCTCCTGGCGCGCCTGCACGGCCACGCCCGACGTGGCGTTCGTGGTCCGACCCATCAGCTCGTCGGTGACGCCGCCAACCTGCTGCACCATGCTGATGTTTCGGCTCATCAGTTCCAGGTGCGCCGGTGCCAGCTCGCGGTCGACGTTCAGTTCGAGCTGCTTGCCCGTCTTCTTGACGATGATCGCATCCGGGCGCGCCACCTCGTCTGCGAATTCCTCCATCGTCATCTGCTCGGTGTCGATGGCGCCTTCGTCCATGATCACCTTATTGGACGACAGGATGTGCAGCGCCTTCGAGGCGCGCTTGTTGATGTCGTCCTGGATGTCGCGCAGGCCACGGATGGCGCCGTAGGGCAGCCCGTCACGGCCACGGCGGTAGGCCCAGATCGGCACGAACTTGAACCGATTGTGCCGGTAGGGGCTGACGTCCTCGTACAGCAAGCCGTTGACGGTCATGATCGCCACCCGGGTCTGCATCATGACCTTCTCGGCCAGGATGGCGCGGCCTGCTTCGACGTCTTCCTTGTGGCGCGGGTCGCGCTCATCGTAGGACTGGCCGTTGAAGGCGCCGCCTCGAATGCGCTTCACCTTGGCCGGCTTGCGATACCAGGCTTCGATCAGGCGCACGCGCCGGCGGTTGTGCACGGACACGCTGGCGATCGAGCCGTTAAGCTCCCGGTCTGCCTCGGCGCCGTCCATCGCGTCGTCGCCGTCCATCAGCGATCCGATGCCGTACACGCCGGTGTTGCTGACCGAATTGCGGATCAGCTCGGCCCGGTCGGGGAACAGGGCAATCGCGATGTCCTCGTCGACCCAACGCGAGCGGAACTGGTAGCGCATGTCCGAGCCGTCCAGCTCCGTCGACGCGCTGTCCCACAGCATGTTGCGCCAGGACTCGTAGCGGTCGTAGATCGGCTCGCCGTCGTCCTCGTCCTGCACGCCGCACTCGATCCAGCCGATGCCGACCTTAGCAGCATCCTCGAAGGCGCGCGAGCGGTGGAACGGCGTGCGGTTCACATCGCTCAGGTACTTCATGTACTTGGTCTTGGCCTCGGCAGGCTTGCTGTCTTCCTTCCCGCGCGGCAGGATCTTGAAATCGGTGCGCCCACGCTTTTCAGAGCCGAAGATCCAGTTCAGCGTCTGGGCGATGACGTTGTAAGCGATTGGCGCCTGGCCGCGATCCCGCAACGCCTGGGCGTCCTCGGCACTCCACTGGATGTGATCGTAGTAATCCTCGTCGGTCGCCTGCTGCGCGCGGTTCTCGGCCTGACGGTCTAGCTCCAGGCGATACCAGGACAGCAACGTGTCGCGCAGCTCGATCTTGTCGGTCGCATCCAAGGCGTGCGCCGGCTTTTCCTCTTCGGTGGTATCGTCCAGCACAAGCCGGTCGACCGGGGAATCGTGGATTACCTTCGTTTTTTCTGGATCGTTCAGGTCGAACATAGCGATTCCCTATCGGTCAAACAGCATCAAAGCTGCTGCAGCGGCTCGTGGTCGAGCAGTTGAATGGTGCGCTTCTTCCCGCCGATATCGACCACGGCCTCACCCACCAGGATCGAGCTGGTCGGGCTGGGCGGCATCGTCACCAGGTCGCCCAGGTGGTCGTAGATCAGCGATCCCAGCTTGTGCGCGTTGGTCAGGCAGTCCGTCATGCCCAGGTCGCGCATAAAAATACGCGTCGCATAGGCGAGGTAGCGGGCGTCGTCATTATATTTCCATGCGGCAGACAATGCCACCACGCAAGGCTTGAAGCCGGTGCGGCGCAGCGTTGGAATGATGACCAGGGCCGGCTCGTAGTCTTCCTGGTCGTCGTTGTAGAGCCATGTGCCGTACAGGGTCAGCTCGCCGAGTTCGCGCTTGAAGTGGTGGCGCGTCAGGTCGATGGCGTGGGTGCGGTCGGTCATGCTGCACCACCCAGGATGAAATCGACATACTTCTGCGCGTAGAACAGCACGTCCTCGCGTCCGTGCAGGCCCGGTGTGCGCAGCGCCATGTCCATCGCGCGCTCACGCAGCTCTGGGGTGGCATAGTGCTTAACTTGCCAGTTGCCATCAGGCGCCCCAATAGGCCCATCAGAAGACTCGCTGCCGTCGACAGACGAGTCTTCTGGAAAGCCTTTGTTCGCCCAACTTTCGAGTGCGCCGACAATCATCCCCTTGAGTGGGTGATTTTTGACGCCGGCGATCAGCGCTTCCGCTTGCTTCATTTCAGCTTCCGCGATATTCGGCTGCTCGAATTTCATCATCTCTCCTTGGTGGTTAAGCGGTTCGCCAACTGCTCTTGCGGCGCTTGTAGGTGCCGCCGGCGCCGCCCTGAAAGCCCTGGGCGAACTGGCGGAATGCGTCGGCGCCATTGCTGGCCTTGTCGTGGCGCGGCTCGTCCTTCCAGACCGCCAGGCGGGTGTCCCATTCCTTGCGGTAGTTCTCCAGGTGGATCAGGCCCTGCTGGCAGTCCTTCTCGTCGAACCAGCACGCCCCGAACACGTCGCGCACCATCTGGATGCCGGTTTGCACGCGGTCGATGCGCTCGACGATCTCGATGTTGCGCAGGCCCAGGTCTTCCAGCATCTGCTTGGGGGTCCAGTTCTGGACGGTGCCCAGGCGCTTCGTGTCGCCGTCGTGCGGCAGGTAGTGCCGGCCCCAGACGTAGCCCAGGCCCTGCATGTAGCTGACGTAGTGGGAAAACGTCTCGCCGCTGTTCTCGTAGTAGCGAATGAAGCGGTCCTGCATGCCGATGCGCTGGTGGAACCAGATCGCCATCTCGTCGTTCAGGCCGATGTCCCAGAAGGTATTGACTGGAATCGACTTCTCCCACGGCACGATGGTGATGCGGCCTTGCTTGCGCGCCAGGGCCAGCTCGTTGACGTAGTAGGTGCCCTCGGTCGACTTCTGGAAGGCTTCTTCGGGCGTGCTCGGGTACTCCTGCCACATACGCTCTGGCTTGCTGGGGAAGTCGGCGTTGCGCGTGGCGACATACCATGCGCGCTGGTCCGGCTCGATGGTGCATTCCATCTTCGCCTCCAGCGCCTCGAAGTATTCCCGGTCCTTGTCGGTGATGATGACGCTGTCGGCCGGCATGCGGTACTCGGGCGCCTGCCACCAGGGGAAGAAGTGGAAGCGGTAGTCGCGCGCGGTCAGTTCCTTCTTGGCCTGGTGCAGCGCGATCGAGCGCTGGGTCATCTCGTAGAACTCGCCCTCGCGCCCTTCGGCGGTCGACTCGATGACCAGCACGCCCGACAGCGGGACAGCCGGGATCGAGCCGGTAACGACTTCCTTGGCCTTGTCCGGGTACTTGGCGCAGATTTTCCCGAATTCGGAGATGTGCAGGCGGTGGTATGTGCCACCACGAACCGACGTCGCCACGCGGATCATGCTGTTGTTATGGCCGAAGCGCAGCTCGCTTGTGGTGCACTTGGTCAGCGGCATGGCCGCCTTCAGCGCGTCGGGCAGGTTGTCGTAGGCGAACTTGACCTTGTCGGTGAAGATGGCCTCGGCCGTCTCGCGGTCCTGGGCGATGATGCCGCAACGGCTGTTCGGGTTGAACAGGGCGTGATCCAGCCAGGCGATGCAGATCAGAGTGGTGAAGCCGAGCTGGCGGGCCTTGAGGATGATGTTCCTGTGGTGCAGGCGCGCCAGGAAGCGGCGCTGTGCCCGGTTGGGCTTGAACTGGATGACCAGCCCTTCCTCGTCCTCGTCGCCCTTGATGATGATGCGGTACAGATTGCACAGGCGCCACATCGGGTCGGCCAGGTTCCGGGCCAACTCCGCTGCGGCTTGCTGCTCGGCCTGCGTGGTCGCGGTCATTCCTCGTCAGCGTCCTTGACGACAGGCAGGGCTGTGCCGCTGACCTGCTGCAACAGCGTGACCAGTGGGTTGTCCTTCTGCCCACCGTGGTTCAGGTCGACCTTTTCCCCCCACTTGCGGGGATTCCACTTCGCCAGCAGCTTCAGGCGCGTCTCGATGCGCAGCTTGGAGCGCTGGATGACATCGGTGTCCGTGCGCCGGTTGCCGTTGTCGTCGATGTAGGTGTCATTCCAGCCGTCGTCGGCGATCTTCAGGCAGTCCTGGGCGATGGCTTCCTCGCCAAGCTCCCGCGCGTGCGCGATGCGTGCCTTAAATTCTTCGTGCGCCTCGACCCAGTTGTAGACCGTGCGCCAGGGCGGCATTCCCTCATCCCGGCAAATCTGGCGCAATGGTTCGCCTTCCGCGATCCGCGAGCAAATCTGGTCGGCGATCTCCTGGCTGTAGTCGCTCGGGCGGCCGGGCTTTCTCGGCTCCTGGGGCGCAGCAGCAGCGGCCGACGCCTTCTTGGCCGGCTTCGTGCTGCGCTTCGCCTTCCCTGAACTCGTATCGTTCCCCACGGGTTATACCTTGTGTATTGGTTATGCCAGGCCGGATAGATCACCTGGTTATAAAACAGAACCAATGGTATCACAACAGAACCTTCCTGAAACTGTCGTGTTTGGGGGATGGGCGAGGCTAAGGGAGGTGGAGTACGGGAGGGGGCGCCATGCCGTCCCGCATCAAGTTCGTGAAGTACCGGCTGATTTTGGCTCGCCTGGTCATCTCATTGACGCGCACGGCATCGACGGAATACGTCGGCACCGAGCGGGTCGGCTCCCAGGCAGACGATGTGCTGTTGCTGGCGGCCGTGTTCATCGGGCAGGCCGAAGGCAAGCCGATGACAGCGCATAAGCTCTCCGACTTCATAGGAATGCCGCGCCCGACGGTGGTGAGGAAGTTGCGCGAACTTCAGACGGCTGGCCTCGTGGAGCTGGATAGCGAATCGGCTGCCAAGCTGATCGTGGCGAAGCTGAACAGCCCAGCGCTTATCCAGGCCACCTACGACATGTCGCAGGCGGTACACAAGGCCGCAGCGGAACTGTCCAAATTGGACAGGGAAGCCATTGCGAACAAATTGAGGCCTACTTAGCCTGCTATTTCTGCGATGCGCAGAAACACTTGCCGAGAGATAATAGGCGGTGGCTATTTAACCGGGGGCTCTAAGTTGAAGTTTGATAATTCTGAACCGATCGCGCGCGAATACTCTGAACACCAGCGTATTGCGCCGCGCGTGCCGAGAGTTGTTTCTGTGTCGTTCCGGTTGACCGACATGGGCAACGGTGTCGACCGGATCGAGCACTGGGCGCAGGTGCCGTTCGATGAAGCGCATGCCGGCGCGAACGGGCTTGATGTCGAGCCGCTGAGCCAGCCAAGCGCGCCGCGCATCCGTGATGCGGTCGAGCAGGTGCTGGGGGCGCTGGGCATCAAGGCGCCAGGCGGGCACGAGCTGCTGATCGAGGGTTACTGCAAGCTGGTCACGCCCCACAGCCTGGATGTGGTGGCGTGGATGGTGGTGATGGTGTGAGTTGGACTGGTGTTGGACGAGTGCTACAGCCCGGCCTGTTGTGCCGGGCTTTTTCATGCGTCCACCGGAGCGGGCGCGGGTTGGGGTTTAGGCGGCGCCGAGCGCGGCGCGGCTTTGCTGGAGCAGGACATGCCGCGAGTGGGCATCCACCAGCGTGCCGCAGGCCCAGCGCGGCGCATCTGCACTCAGCCACTCCACGCGCTCCCTGTGGTTTTCGAGGTTCATACGCTCGCGCTCTGCCTGGGTTTGTTGTGCCTTGCTCATGTTCATGTCTCCAGTGATGCGCCCCGAAGGGCGCGGGTTGTCGTTAGTAGCGGTCCTCGGTGCCTTCCTTCAGCGCCTCATCCAGAACACGGACGGCTTCGCTCAGGGTGTCCAGCTTGCGCTGGAAGGTGCGAGTTTTCAGACGCTCAACCATGTTCAGGGCGGCGCAAACCTCGTCGGCTTCGGCTTTGTGCTTGAAGTAGTTTTCGGTCATGTTCCCACCGTGGATGAAGAACCCGCCGCTGGTGAAGTCCACCACTTCGTATTTGTCGCGCTTTGCCATGATGCCCTTTCAGTATTCGCCGCGCCCTGTGCGCTGCCCATGAACAGCATTATCCATGATGCAATTCGTATCGACTAATTGATTGTCACAATGAAACAGAAGCGCCGATAGAGATTGGCTATCGGCGTGCAGCGGTCAGGTCTTCGCCGCCTCGCTGGCGCCGTGCAGCCGCTTGACCGCCTCGTCCATCGCCCCGCGCATGACCCGGATCTCGACGTTGGGCAGCGCGCGCACGTAGGTGGCAATCGCCTCGCGGATTGCCATGTATTCCCCTGTGGTCAGGTCCAGCAGCTTCGTCGGGCGCTCAGCGGCCTTCTTCAGCATCACATAGGCTTGCGTCACCTGGTCGTGAAACGCCTTCGAGCGCGTGGCGGCCGCGATCAGGCTGGCGGCGATCAGGTGCTCGGCCAGGGTGTTGCAGCCGGCGTCCGTGCACTGCCCGCGCTTGGCCGCGTCCAGGTGGATCATCAGGGGCATGGCGATCTTGTCGGCGTCCTCCTGGCCGACCTTCTGCTTGCCGACCATGAGCAGCAGAGGATTGGTCACGGCCTTGCGCGGCTTCCTTGAATTACCCGGCATTGCGCGCCCCCATCGACTCCTGGCCCATGCGGTAGGCGGCCCAGGCCACCTCCAGCAGCATCCACGGGCCTTTGACGCCCTGCTCGCGCTCCAGGCGCTCGTTGAACCTGGCGCGCTCGGTCGCCGCGTTGCAGCCCTGGTAGCTGCAATCCAAAGACCCGGATCGGGTCATGCCCGTGCCCTGGCAGATCGGGCAGGTGTGTTCGGTGGTGTTCATGATTCAATCCTTTCACAGTTGCATTTCCGGCCCTGGTCGCAGTCGTGCGAGCACAGGGTCGGGGTGTGGGTCAGGTAGATGGCGGCAATGGCAAGCGCCAGGCCGGCCAGGAAGGCGATCAGGCTGATCAAGGTCATGCATCCTCCCCGGCTTTCGCCTCCGATGGATGGGAGGGAGCGGCTTCACAGTCCCAGAAGTAACGGACGGGAAACGTACCTTCGTCACGCGCACGCGCCATGTCAGCACCGATTGAGCAGCGTCGGCCCTTGGCATCCACGCAAATAGGCGGGCGGTGGCTTTCCGACTTAAGCCAGCTTCGGCCCTTGGCAACCCACTGCTCATAGCTCTTGAACTCGCCTGCCCAATTCGGCGTCAGGTCGACTTTCTCCACCTCTGCCGCAGTCGGAATCCCGGTATCGGCTTGCGCCTTCTCGCTTCCTGCTGCGCGGCAACGGTCGTTGTCTCCATGGCTACCGTAATTGATTACGGAGCCCTCGGCGCTCGTTATTCCGCCCTGCGCGCGGAACCGGCTGGCTAACTCTGCTTCCGCGTAGACGGCTCGTAGCGCTTCCTCGATTTCGTCCATGTACTTGCTGTCGATTTCCTCGCGGTCGATTGCGGACGCGTAGGCGCGGTGGATTTGCGTGCGGATCAGGCTGAGCAGATCCAGACGCGTGACCTTGTGTTGACTACCGGTGCCGCGCGTGGGCGGCATTACGTGCTCTTGCTGGGACTGTTCTCGCGCATCCCCAGCAGGTGCTGCTGCCTTGGTGGCGGCGTAGTCGCTGTATGCGATCCAAACCCCTTCGCTATCAGTGAATGGTAGGCCGTCGCAATCAATGCTGTACCGCTGCATCATCAACGGCTCGCCCTGCCGTGCGCGGCGATCTGCTGCGAGGATCGCCCGTACCTTGTCGGCGGTGTAGTAGTCGATGTTGTCACCGCCCATTACATTTTGCGTGTAGTCAGGTGGCGGCAGCTCGTCGCTTGCACATGGGGCTTCGTTAGAAGGCGCAACACTGGCTGACGGTGCGGCGCGGCGGTTCCAGCGCGACAGGTTGAGTTGATCGAATTCCCACCCGCTGAACATGCATTCCCCTTCGGGATGGGTGTGAAAGCTCGCTCCGTCGTCAATCTCGCCTTCAAGCTGTACGCCACAGAAAGGGCACGGCAACAGGTTCAGTTCAGCGGCCATGGCTCAAATCTCCGTCCAATTCCATTCAATCATGTTGAAGGCAGCCTCGCGGCATGCTTCTTCCTTTTCGTCGTCGGTCATGGACTCCCATGCATCGCGGTCAAATTCGATCTCATCCACGCATTCGCTGCCGACCTTCTGCGTGCTGATGCTGACCATGATTTTTACGGTATCGCCCATTACGCGCCCTCCTTGGTGGCATTAGTGGCGGCCCGTTCGATGGCGAGCCTAATTCCCAGCGGCTCAACGATGTGACCGATGATGTCGCCGTTGTCTTTGATGACGGGGACCCACTTGCCGCCGATCTCCAGCGACACCACGCACATACCCACGGTGTCGCGCGTCAACTGCACTGCCGGGTAATCCCGCGCATCTTCCGCACGCTCGCTGACTGGAGCGGCGCGGAAGAGCGGTTCCCAGCCGCGTTTATGTGCGTCCAGATAGCTGGGCTTCCCGGTGGGGCTGTAGGCTGCCAGAGGCCATACGTTGCCGAACTGGTCGATCCACGCCGCCGGCTTAGCGTCCGCCTGCTGGGTGGCGAGAATTGCGGCGCACTTCGCTTCGGCAGCATCAACCGACGCCTGCGGCACGTTCCAGTCAGCGGTTGCCCCGGTCTTGGTGTTGGTCATCTTGATCGTGACCACTTCCCCAGCAGGCGCTTCGTCCTTCGCTGCCAGGGCGGCGACCAGGGCAAGAACATCGGAAATCGCGCCACGGTAGCCGCGCCTGTAAAGCACCCCTTGCGGGCCGATATTGACATCGTCCGGGACATCGGGGCGCAATGCCTGGATTTGAGCGATCAGCGTGTCGGCCGCCGCTTGTGCTTGCGGTGCTGGCGCGGCGGCGCACTTTGAAGGCAACCAGCCGATCTTCTCGTCGTATGTAAAGGCCATGCCGTCGAGCGCATCTGCTGCACGCATTGCCCGCTCATCGGCCTTTACGATCCTGTCATATTCGATATGGGCTGGCGCGGCGGCGCGGGCCTGAACGATCAGGGCGGCCTGCCATGCGATCCATGCGGCGCAGGTTTCTTCTTCGTAGTACATGTCGCGGTAGATGCCATTACGGGACTCATCGGCGCGGCGCAGCGGCAAAACGGCTTGCCTTGCCCACGCTTCAAACGCGGTGCGGGCTTTGTCCAGGTCTACGGCATCGCTGCCGGTGGCGTTATGGTGGGTCATAGGTTGTCCTTTAAGTACGTTCATTCCAGCTTTGATCGCCATAACCGCCGACCTTCGCGTCGAAGAGGTTGAGCAGCCAATCATCGCCGTTCGTGTGATGTCGCTTGTGCGCGTCACGGATGTGCATGTCGCGGTGCGCTTGCTTCTTGAACCCAGCTTTCCCGCAATGTGGGCAGGTTGTTTTCGGCGAAGCAGTCGCGCTCACGCGCCTTCTCCTTCACTGGTGGCGGCCTTGCTGGCTGGGCGGTACAACGTGATGCCTCGCGGGTCGTCGCTGCTTGTCGCTTCGTAGGCCGTGCCAACGTACAGGAAATTGCCAACTGGCTTGAACTCAGGCGCTGCATGAGCGGCGGCAGGCTGGCCCTTGAGAGCGCGGATTTCCTGGGCATTGAATGCTGCGCTGTTGAGATCATTCGTCTCGACGAGCAGTGCGGCTTCCTCCAGCGCATCGGCGCGGATCGCATCGCGGTCTGCTGGTGCAGGGGCGACGATCAAAGTACGCAAGCGGTTGATGTAGGCGATCAACTCGGCGCGGCTCAGCCTCGCAAAATCACCTTCGTCCTCGATGCTAGCCGCTGGTTCAGCCGTCACTGGTGCGGGAGATTGGCTGTCTCGCTCGATTTGCGCGCCGGAGCGGCCATCGATCATCAGTGCGAAGTCGGACTTCGTGCCGAGGCCCATGAATGTCTGTTTGTCGGGCAGTTCGACCATGATCGCGGGCGCTGGATCGTGTTCCAGATATGCGGTTGCCGCGTCAACAACTGCATTGAACAAGATGTCGCCTTCGCTCAGATGCTCGTCCGAGGCCGTCACTTGTGCGCCAGGCTTGGACAGGCGGGCGAGAACTTCGCGCTCAATCTCGCGAGCGAAGCGCAATGAGTGGCCCGAAGGGTCTTGTTCGTAGCCGTATCGGAACATGCCGAAGTTGGACGCAATCGTACTAATATCTTCATCCGTCAGTGCTTGGGCAGGCTCTGCATCTGCTGGGGCGGCGAGATACCATTCGCTGCAGAAGTAGCCAACGATTTCGGCGCGGACGCCACCAGCCGTCAAGCCCGCCTTGTCGAGCGCGCGGCGCAGCAGCTCAACAGGGGCGTTCTTCGCCTGCTCGGTGGCCGCAGCAACCGGAGAGGCGGCGAGAAGCGCCTGGACGTCGTCGAACAGGACGTATTCGCCATCGTCCTCGGGAACCATCATGTAGCCGCCTTCGTAGTCAGAAGTGTCCTGGTAGCGGGTCAGTCCGTCGAGGCTCGTTTCGCCGCCCTGCGCGCGGCACCGGCCGGCCAGCGTGGCGCACACTTCACGGGTGATTGCCCCCACCAAATCGTTATCGATGATCTTGCGCTCGTTCTCAGGTGCGCACCAGCCGCGCGCAACGGCCCCCATGATGGCGTCCCATTGGCTGGCGGGTGCCGCGAAGGGCGGCAATACGAGCGAAGGCAGCGCCGCGCTCGACTGCTCCAGGTGCTCGATGTAGCCCGTCACCTGTTTCGCGTCCGCAACACGGGTCACGAACATCTTGTAGCCTGCGTTGGCGGTCAGCCCGACCTCGGCTTTGAAGTTGCCCACGATGGTGCGCATCGCCAGCAGTTCGGCGCTTTCCTCGGCTGGCGCTTCAGCCGCGACGCACCGCCCATGGTTCAGTTCACACTCGGCGCACAGTGCTTCGCAGCGCTCGCTGTTGTTCTCGTTCTTGTCCATAGTTTTGAATGAATGAAAGTTATTGGTGTTAGAGGCCGAACAGGATGTTGGCGCCCAGGATGATCGCAGCCAGGGCGATGATGCAGTTGCGCACCCTGCGGCGCTGGTCGAGCTGCAGGCGCTTCATGACGCGGTCAGGGCGAAAACGATGCCCAGCGAGACAACCCCGATCCCGATCACCACCAGCAGCGCAACTCGGGCGCGGTCCTCGCTGCGTTGGTGGCGCAGTTCTTCGTCTTGGTTTATCCAGACCCCCCAAATTACCAGCACGATCATCATGAAGCCCATCCAGATTGCAGGGCCACCGCTTTTCGGCCCGTTGGATGCTGCGACGATCACAGCCGTGGTTGCCTGGTTCATGCTGCCTCCCGAGCGGCGATCATGGCGTCAGCCTGAGCGTAGGCGCAACGAGCAACTTCGCTCGACGACCATTCGACGAACATTGGGCTGGCCGCGATACCCTGCATTACCTTCGCTGCGAAGTAGTCGCGCAGGAACATGCCTGGTGCGATCTGATGCTCGTCGTCGGGGATCGGCGTCCAGAATGCTGGGCCGCCGGTCGTCATGCTGCCTCCGCTGCAGCAAGGGCGGCGTCGATGGTAGCGCGGGCGGCAGCCGGGATGCGCGGCAGACCGTCGCGTTCGGCATCGTTGTCGGCGTCGCGGACCATCGTGAGCGCGTGCGCGAGTTGAGGGGCTGCCGCCATCAGCTTGGCATTGGCGGCGGCCACCTCGTCGCTCGGGAAGAACGGGCTGCCTGAGTAGCCGGCCGCGTTGCCAATCATGATGTCCGTTTCGCCAAATGCGTCGAACGCCTTGATGATTGTTGGCGTCTGACTGCTGATGCCCCACGGGCCGGGCGTGTGCTCGATCTTCATACCTCTCCTTGTTCTCGTTGGTTATTGGTGCACCGGTTCAGTTACCGACCGGCACGTACTTTTTCCCGTCGCGCTGGACGCGGACCCACTCTTCCGGGGTGCGCGGGCTCGGCCAGGTGGCCGGCTTGGTGCGCTTCGGGCCGCGCAGGCGCTCGACGATTGCGGTCCCATCGGGCGCGCGGTAGATGCGCATGTGCCAGATGGCATTGTTCAGTTCAAAAACCGGCTGGCCGATGGTCGCCTGCATGATCTCTCCTTTGTTGTCGGCAGGCGCCCAGTGCGCCGCCGATGTAAGAATTATCTCGCAGCGTTACCAAATTGCACAAATTGGATTTTCCAATCGGCAATAGGTGCCGATAGATTTTGGCTATTGGATGCCCCGCCGCAGGTCGCCCCAGGGGAAGTCGCACACCAGCCCGTTCTCGTGCAGGCGCGAAAACACCCGGTCGCCCACGAACTGCTCCAGGTTCTCCATCGCCTGGTTGGTGATGACCAGCACCGGCTTTTCCTGGGTGTAGCGCCGGTTGATCACTTCGGTCAGCAGCAGGTTCGCGTTGTCGGTCGAGCGCTTGACGTCGATCTCGTCGATGATCAGCAGGTCGTACTGCACGAAGCGCTCGATCTCGCTTTCCTCGCTCTTACCTTCCTTGCCGTAGGACGCCTGGATCTCGCTGATGATGCCCTGGGCCGTGATGTAGCGCACCGACTTGGACAGGTTGCGGATCATCGATTCCCCGAACTCGGTTGCCAGCCAGGTCTTGCCGGTGCCCGTCGGGCCGGTGAACACCAGCGCGGCCCAGCGCTGCTCGGCCAGGATGAAGTCGCGGAAGCGCCGCACAATCGCGCGCGCCGTCTTCTGCTCGGGCGTGGCCGCCGGCCACTTCTTGCCCATGAACTTCGCCGGCAGCGTCCCGATGCGCAGCAAGGTGTCGTTTCGAGCTGCCAGCCAGCGCTCGCGCTCGACCTTCGCCACCTCTTCCTCGTGGCACTTCCCGCACTTCGGCTCCTCGCCCTCGCGCACATACCGCTCGAACGGGCCGTGCTTCTCGCACTGCCCTGGCGCCTTCGTCATTCCCGCCAGCACACTCTCGGCCAGCCTGCTCAATGCCTGTTCCATGTTCCCTCCTTCAGTTGAAGTCCAGGTCGCCCTCGACGCTGATGCCGAACTGCTCCTGGGTGCGCGCGGCCGCTGCGGCGCTGCTGCTGTAGTCCGAGCCGTTCGGGCGCATCATCGTCGGCGGCGCCCCTGGGTGACCGATGCTACGGCGGTCTGGCGTGCGCCGGCGCTCGGTGAGCATGTCCCACTTCTCGCGCAGCTTGCCTGGCGACTGGATGTTCGGCCCCCAGAACGCATCATGCCGCGCCCAGTGGAACAGCGCCTCGATGTCCTCATACGTGCGCTTGTCCAGTTCGCGCATCATGCGCACCTCGTTGGCCCAGGTGTCGAAGTTCGGCTTCCTGGCCTGGGCATTCACCCCCAGGGTGATGCCGAACAGCTTGCGGGCACAGGTGTAGTCTTCCTCGCTCGGCCGGCGGGTCTTGCGGCGTTCTACGACGGCTTCCTCGGGCAAGGTGCCGACCTGCCCCTCATCTCCGTGTTCCGGCGCTTCGCCGGGACATAGATCCTTTCCTTTCCCCTTCTCTTCCTTCCTTTCCCTTCCTTCCTCCATGCGCGTCATGTACGCGGCACTGACGCGTGGGGCACGCGTCAAGTCTTCCTCCGTCGGCTCGGGAATGACGCTATCCTTTTCGCGCGGGTTGATGTGCTGGTGGTTTTTGAAGCTAGGGATCAGTGCCAGCCCGTCGCCGTAGGTAATGACCAGACCGCGCACGATCAGCTCGTCGCACAGGGCGTCGATGCTGCAGTCGTCGGCCGGCAGGTAACGCATCTTGAACGTCTTGGGCTTCCAGGCGAGACGACCTTCCTTATCGGCCTCACACCACAGGGCGATGTAGAGAAGGCGTGCCAGGGGCTGCAGCTCGACGATGTCCTCGGACGTAAAGAACTCAGGTTTGATTGTGCGGATGCGGGCCATCAGGCAGCCCTCCTTTCAATCCCAGCAGCCTCGGTTCGCGCGCCGCTTTGGAGTCGCTGGATAGTTGCTCGGATGTTTTCGTTGGTCTGCGAAACGAAGCTCAGAAGCGCATCCAAGTCTTCGCCGCTCGGGGAAAACCACTCCCCCCGAGCATGGCAATGCGCCATCATGCGATGCATATGCTGCTCGATCAGGACTGGGATCGGCGTGCGGATCGTAAGCCACACAGTCAGGTCAAAAGGACAAGACGTCTGGATGTTCGATATCCGCTGCTTCAGAGCCCCAGATTTTCCTATTTTGATGAACTCGTAGTTCGGCGTGCTGAGAACATACACAGCAGGCAGCTTGGTCATGCGCAGCTCGGTGCCGAAGTCGCCAACATCGTGCGGATAGCCGCTCATGCCGCCTCCCCAGCAAGGGCTGGCGGCTCGCCGGCGGCCAGTGAAATCTCGAAGCCCAGCGCGCGGGCGATGCGGTGCTCAAGCGAGGCACCGCGCGACTTCCGCCAGCCCGGCAACAACATCAGCGCGTTGCAAGTATCGAGCATCGCGATCAGGTCGGCGCGCATGTACTGTTCCCAGGTCGCGCCCTCGTCCAGATCGATCTCCATGGGGTTGAAGACGAAGTAGCCCAGCGCGCGCAGGCGCTCAGCCTCGGCGGCGAATGCGGCCGCGTTGCCGCCGGGGATGCCGGATACAGGCCCGGATATGTACCAGCGTAGTTCTTTCTTCATGGTGCGTGTTTTCTCGTTATGGTGTTGAAATCGAACCACTATCGGCACAGCAAATCGAATGCTGCTGCCGCCACTCGTGGAACTTGCCCGTTTCCAAGGGCTCTAATGCGGTCCACCCGATGGGCCACCCCATCAACCACTCGACCCACGTCGGGTTCAACAGGCCACGGGCTAAATCTGGGTCGGCCTCCCGAACCCAGTTCTTGCTGCCGCCCCACTCTTGCATGGTGCCTGCGGACTTCTTGCTGCCAGCGGTCGGCGTCGGATAGAAGCGGACGGCATTGACCAACTGCTCGCCCTTCTTCCCGCCACCCCGATCCGAGAACGGCTTGCTGTTCGGGCTGCGATAGTCGCGCGCGCATGGCGTCGGCCATTTCTTCACGGCTCCGATCAGGTTCGTCCCATGCCCTCGGTGCAGCACCGCAGCGCTGTTGTTGTTCGAGCCTCCATTGCTCGCCGTTGGCGTGGGCCACAATCCAGATGCGCTCTCGCTCATGTTGAGCGCCGGTATCGGCCGCTGAAACGACGCCCCATTCCGCATCGAACCCCATCTCGGCCAAGTCTCCGAGAACTCGTCCAAGCCCCCGAGAAGTGAGCATTGGGCTGTTCTCCACATAGACGCCTCGTGGTCGTACCTGGCGAATGATCCTTGCCATGTGGGACCATAGCCCGCTTCGCGCTCCGTCAATCCCGGCGCCGGCGCCTGCAACGCTGATGTCCTGGCACGGGAAGCCGCCAGAAACGACGTCAATAATTCCGCACCATGGGTGTCCGTCAAAAGTCGTAACGTCAGACCAAATCGGGAAAGGTCGGAGTGCTCGATCGTTTTGTCGAGCCGCCAAAACTTGTGCTGCGTAGGCATCACGTTCAACTGCGACGACGGTTCTCCATCCAAGGAGGTGCCCCCCGAGAATTCCTCCACCAGCGCCTGCGAAAAGAGCCAGCTCATTCATGCATTCCTTCCTTTTGTTATTGATGTTGCCGCCCGACTGGCCGAAGAAAAAGCGAGCTGCTTGTGCACTCGCTTTTCTGCATTCCTGCCGGCCGAGGCAGTTACTGAATTATGCCTTGCTTCCTGGTATTTTGTGATTGAAAGAAACTATCGTCATTGCGTGCTCGATTACCCCGGCCCGCGCGACTTCTTCAGCTCACGCAGCTTTGCTCGATACTCGTCACGAATGGCGATCAGTTGCTCGGCGGTCCATTTTCGCGGCTCCTGATCTGCTTCGAGCGCTTCCACGCGCGCCAGGCCGATGCGCGCGATCAGGCCCAGGCGGTAGTCGACGGCGTTGCCGCTTTTCCACTGGTTGTCGTGCTTCGACTGCGCATGGCAGTTGTCCTCGTTGAACCTGAGATGCGGCGCCGATCCGACAGATCGATAGTGCCCGGCATCGACGGCATTGCCGGACCAGTCGAGCGGGCGGCCGCTGGAGATGCAGGCGTGACCGGCGAGCTGGTCGCGCAGGCGGATGAAACTGTTGAAGGCGACTTGTGCTTCTTTTAGGTAGTCGCGCTTCGTCTTGAGCTTCGCCAGGCCGGCCTGCTTTTCACGCTTCAGTGCACGCGCCTTCTCCACCTCTACCAGCGTCAGCGCGTGCTCGGGGCAGCAGGCCCGGTGCGACATCGAGCGCGGCGCGAACGGCGTGCGGCAGTCCTTCAACGCGCATTTCCGCTGTCTCAGCTTCGGCTCACCGGTCGGCGCCTTGCGCGCCATGCTGGTGCGGGCCAGGCCGGCTCCGCGCGCCATCGGGGTCTTGCTCTGCAAAGGCGATTTCCTCTTGAGTTCAGTTCTTTTCACAGCTCCACCCACGAGAAGGAGCCGCACCGGCAGGCCAGGTCGCCCCTAGCGGCAGTCCATTCACGCTTGGTGATGCGCAGGTAGCAATTCGAGCACTTGCGGTAGGGCTGCTCGACCGGGGCGGCGGGCGCCGTCGGCGTCGGGGTGCGCACGCTCACGACCGGGTCGCAGGCTTGCTCGTCGACGTCGTTGCAGCCGTTGGCGCGGTCGCCCTGGGCCATGCGCTTGCCGCAGAAGCGGGCGTAGGTGCAGGCCGTCATAGCGCCCTCGCTTCGGCGCGGCGGTTCGCCTCGATCGTTCGCCAGCATTCGATCTTTGCCTGGGCGCCGACGATCAGCCAGCGCAGGCGTTCTTCCTCTTCGACCGCAGCGCGCAGGCCGTCGAGCACGGCGATGTAGTCCGGGTGCGCGTAGGCTTCGCGCTCCTGCATGGCCGCCGTCTTGTGGCCGACCAGCTCGGCCTCGCGCATCAGCAGCGCCTTCTTGGACTTGCGGAACTCTTCGAGGTAGATCCGCTCGCTCTTGGCCTTGGCGTAGAGCGGCGCGTGATCGCGGATGAAGTCGAGCGCCTTGAAGACGTTGAATTCGACGTCGGCGTTCATCGGGCGACCCATGCGAAGTAGACGCTGGCGCCGATGCAGGCCGCGACGAACAGGAAGCCCAGTGCTTCAGCCCACGCAGGCAGCTCGCCAGGGAGATGCAGCGGTTCGTCCTGGTCGCTGGCCGTGCCGTCGCGTTCGATGGGGGTGCCGTGCTCGCGCATGCGGTCGTGGTGGCTCATGCTGCAGCCCTCCGAATGATGGGCAGCACGATCCCGAGCTGGCTGGCGGCCAGCACGGCGACGTTGTGCACGCCGTAGGCGATCAGCGCGATCGGCGCGCCCGAGTTGAAAGAAGCGCGCGAGCCATCCACGCGGTGAAAGTGAGGCCGACCCTTGATGAACAGCACCGCGTCGGCGGCGCCCCAGACGCACTCGTAGAACATCTCGGTTTCGGTGCGTGCCGGGATCAGGGCGATGCCGTTGCCGTGCTGGGCCATGCGGCGCAGCCACTTGATCGCCTCGCGCCCGAACGGCGGGTTGCACCAGACGCGGCCAGCCCATTCCTGCGCCAGCCCGTCGTCCTCGACGGTGAAGTGCTTGTCGGCGGTCATCCAGGGCCGGTTGATCGGCGAGCACGGGTCAAGGTCGAAGTGGCCGAGCTGCGCCATGATATCCGGCGGCGTCAGCCATTCATCGCTGCCCATATTGGGCGACTGGTGGCCGGACATGCTCATCGCGCCCCCATGCGCTTGGCGCGCGCGAGCCTGCTTTCATGATCTTCGCGGCATTCACTGGAACAGTACCGGCCGCGCTCAGTAGGCGTGTGGCCGCATCCGTTCAGGCACAGGACTGGCAGCGGCTTCATGGCGTCAACCGCCGCGCGCCGCTGCACCGCCTGCATCGCGGCTTCCATCTCTCTTTCCAAGCGGTCGCCCGCCAGGTCTGCGTCGTCTGACATCTATTGCCCCTAGTTATTGGTGTTGGCGCGGGCCGCCAGGCGCACGAGTTCGGCGGCGGATTCGTCGGTGGCGGCGTTGATCTTCAAGCCGACGACGTGCTCAGCGAAGATCAGGCGCTGCACCGGCGTCGGGATGTCGAACAGGCCGCGCTCGTAGCGGCAGCCGCCCGGCTGGGTGACCTGGTAGGCGCCCCAGAATGCTTTTTGCGACAGGCCGGCGCGCTCGCGCAGCCATTTGGCGGCCTTGCCGTCCACCTGGGTTTCGTTGGTGATGTTCATTGTAATTCCGTTATCGAATCGTGCGGTTCGGTTTCGATACCAATGGTATGCTAAAAAATAAGATCCAGCAACGATAACGGTTGTATTTTTAAAACAGCGGTGCGAATATCGCCGCGCATAACCGAGAGGTGAATTGACCATGAACGAGATCAACCGGCGCTATTTTGACGCGCTGCTGATGGACAGGGGCATGTCGCTGCGCGACTTGGCGAAGGTGATGAAGAAAAGCCATTCGCAGTTGTCGCTGGCGCTGAACGGGGCAAGGAAGTTCCAAGCCGAAGAACTGGTGCAGATTTCCAACATCTTCGGTGAGCCTATCGTGGACGTGATGGGAAACGCGGGCCTGGGCGTTCGGCCGCTGTCCGGGCGGCGCGCGTCGGTGGTGGGCACCGTCAAGGGCGACGGCACGATCGAGCCCTTGGGGCCGGACGTCATCGAGCGCGCCGTGATGCCCGAGGAACTGCCGGACGATACCCAGGCCGTGCAGTGCCGCACGGCGGGCTCGCCCTTGGATTGGACCGATGGCTCAGTGTCGTTTTTCCGCACGCCCAACGGCATCGACCCTGGCGCGCTCGGCCGGCTGTCGGTGTGCAAGATTCAGGGCGGCCCGGTCGTGATCTCCAACGTCAAGCGCGGCTACAAGGACAACACCTACAACCTATTCTATCCCTATCAGGCCGAGAGCGTGGCACTGGAATGGGCGTCACCGGTGTTGATGACGCGCCACTAGGGTTCACCCGCACCACCACGAGCACTCGTGTGGCATAATAAGGAACGACGGCGCACGAGTACGCAAATATAGTTGCATTTTCAAACCATTGGTGTAGAATTCTAACCAGTGCAGCACCACGGCTGCACGGACACCAACGGAGAGAACATGCAAGAAATCATCCATCCCGAGCCGGCGCGCGTGCCGGCCGTGCCAGCGTCGCCGACGCCGGCCGACATGGTGCTGTACGTCATGCAGCAGGGCGGCAGCATCGACCAGCTCGAAAAGTTCTACGCGCTCCAGCAGCGCTACGAGGCCGACCAGGCGCGCAAGGCGTATGTCGACGACATGGCGCAGTTCAAGCTGAACCCGCCGACCATCACCAAGGACAAGCACGTCTCGTTCAAGACCAACTCGGGCAAGACCGAGTACGACCATGCCACCATCGGCAACGTCACCAACTCCATCATCGGCGCGCTCGCCAAGCACGGCTTCTCGCACTCCTGGAAGACCGAGCAGCGCGACGGCCAGGTGATCGTCACCTGCACCATCACCCACCGGCTCGGTCACAGCGAGAGCTTCACGCTCCAGGCGGCGCCGGATGCATCGGGCGGCAAGAACAGCATCCAGTCGATCGTCTCGGCCCAGACCTACCTGCAGCGCCATACCCTGCTGGCGGCGACCGGCCTGGCGACGCACGACCAGGTCGACGACGACGGCCGCGCCGCGCTCGACACTAGCCTGGCCGACAAGTGGATCGCCGAGGTGAAGAAGGTAGCCACCGTGGAAGACCTGGATAAAGTCTGGGCCGGCGCGATCAAGGAGATCAAAGCGGTCGACGACCGCCATGCCTACAGCGAGGTCAAGCAAGCGTGCGTCGCGCGCAAGGCCGAGATCGAAGGGGGCGCACAGTGAAATTCATAGAATGCCCGCAAGGAACTGAAGCCTGGCACGCAGCCCGCGCAGGCCTGTGCACCGCCTCGCGCTTCGCCGACGCCGTGAGCACCGTTGGCGGCCTCAACCAGCAGCAAAAACTGTTCGTCGACCTGGTGCGCGGCGCCGGCCTGCCCGAGAAGGATGCGGCGGCGCGCGCCGGCTACAAGGCCGTGCCGCGCTCGGACCTGATCACCCGCGCGCTGGCCGGCCAGGACACCGAGCAGCCGTCCGACACCGCCCTGCGCTACGCGGCCGACCTGTCGATCGAGCGCGCCAGCGGCAAGCCGTTCGGCATCCCAGTGAAAACCTGGCTGCTGGAGCGCGGCCACGAACTAGAGCGCCTGGCGCGCATGGCCTACGAGGACAGCAACGCTGCCTTCGTGACCGAGGCCGGCATCTGCGTCACCGATGACGACCTGTTCGGCTACTCGACCGACGGGCTGGTGAACAACGACGGCCTGATCGAGATCAAATGCCCGATCGACGGCGCCAAGATCCTGACCATGTGGCAGACTGGCGACGTGTCCGAGTACATGCATCAAATCCAGGGCGGCCTCTGGATTACCGGCCGACGCTGGCTCGACTTCATCATGTACGTGCCCGACCTAGCACCTGTCGGCAAAGACCTGTTCGTCAAGCGCATCCCCCGCGACGACAACTTCATCGACGACATGGTCAAGGGCCTGGCCCGGTTCGACGGCATCGTCCAGGCCAACCTGTCGGTGCTGATGGCGAAATCGATGCGGGAGGCGGCATGACCGACGCCACCTACATGACCACGATGGAGCTGGCGCGCCACTGGCGCGTCACCCGCCGCACGCTGCTGAACTACCGGCACGACAATATCGGCCCCCAGCCGATCCAGTTGCTGCCCGGCCAGCGCGGGCTGCGCTACCTGCGCGCCGACGTCGAAGCCTTCGATGCCGAGCGCCGCCGCGCCGCCGGCAAGCCGCCCCAGGAGGCGTGATGGAAGACACTCTCTACCAGCGACTGTTCGAGGAAGAACGCACGCGCCGTCTCAAGGAATACGAGGCTGAGTTCGGCCCGGAGTACCGCGCCAAGCATCCGTTCATGCCTGACGGCTACGCCATCCACAAGGCTGTGGCGCGCAAGATCAAAGAAATGATCGACGACCAATAACCCGAAACACGGAGAAGCGATGAAAACCATCACCAAGTACATTGCCAACGACAACACCGAGTTCTACGAAGAAGACAAGTGCCGCGCCTACGAGGCGGCCTGCGCCGAGATCGAGCGCATCATGGCGCCGCTGGGTCAGATCCCGAACCTGCCAGCCTGCGGCTTTGAGAATGGCGCCGGATATCTGCAGCATGACAAGGACGTCGCCCGCGCCGCGCGCCGCAGCCTGCTGGAAATCGCCAACCGCCTGATGCCGCACAACTGGTTCGTGCAGGCGATCACGGATGAGACTGTGCACCCGAGCTGGCCCGGCCGCATGATCAGCGAAATGGGCAACCGCTCGCTTGATCGCGCATGGTCCAGATTCAACTGCATGACCCCGGACTTCCGCGAATACGGCCAGCCCTACTACGCAAGCCATCCGGAAGCCGCGAAGAACGTGCGCCTGAACTGACCACCAACAGGGAGAGATGATGAATGCACTGAAAGATACAAAAACGTTCGGCTTGGAGGGCGCATGAGTGATACCGAATTCAATCTCGCGGCCGCCCTAGCAATCTCGGCGGTCCTGTTCTTCCCGACCTTGTGGTTCACCAAGCGAAAAGGACTGACCGACAACGAAACCTTCTCGCTTGGCTGGCTCTCCGCAATGGCTTACGGCGTCATCTGCGACCTGGTGCTCAAATGAGCTGCGCATCTATCTCCCGCTTCGCCGGCAAGGCGCTGCTGGGCGCCGTGGTGGTGCTGACGATTCTTGCGACTGCCGAGGGCGCGGTGCGCGACAAGCTGTACATGTGGGATGCAAACAACGACATGTACCTATGGACCGACCCCGACGCTGGGTGCCAGTACCTTGTCACCCGCCACGGCGGCATGCTCCCGCGCATCGCAGCCGACGGCAAGACGCACATGGGCTGCAAGGGGGTGAAGTGATGGGCCGCGAAACCTTCGACAGCGAACTCGCGCGCCTGTTCATCGACCGGATGCTCACGGCACTGAAGAACAAGCCGATGGTGCGAACCGAGATGCAGGCCGAACTGTTCGCCAGCAAAACCAAGATGCTCAACTACATCCGTCACCTGCACGGCGACACCGGTGGTAAAAAGCGCATCTACGTCATCAGCTACGACGACATGCCGACCGGGGGCAGGAACCCGCGCTATGCCGTCGGCGACAACCCCGATGCAGAGCCGCGCGGCGCCCGCTCGATGTCCGAGCGCTGGGTCATCATCAAGGGCGACCCGGTGAAACATGCCGCCTATAAGGCACGGCTGCGCGCCGGCGCAAGGAAGCGCGGCATCCCGCCAAAGAAGCCGGCGAAGTCCAAGATCGCCAGCCCCTTCGCCGCGCTGGGGGTGTGATCATGGCGAACCAGTACACCGCCCAGTCGGGCCAGCGCGAGGCGATCCTGAAATTCGTGCGCGAGCGCGGCCTGTGCACGACCCTGGATATCCGCGCCGCATTCGGCTGGGACGTGGCGCGCATCGGCAACGTCCTCACGCGCCTGCGCTTTGACGGCCTGGTCGAGAACGAGAAGCAGGAAGGCACGCGCACTGCAGTCTGGGCGCCGACCGCCGACCTGGGAGACAAGGCCGACCACCCGATCCGCATCCACCGCCAGCAGTGGGTGGGGCACGGCCGCGACGCCATGCTGACGGCTTTCTTCGGGGCGCCGGCATGATGGACCCGAAGCGCATCCTGTTCGGCATGAGCGAACCGCGCCCGCTGCTGGACGATCCTGACGAGGAAGGGCTGAACTGCAGGGGCTGCCTGTTCCAGCGCCAGCGCGCCAGCGTGTGCCGGGCAGCCGCCGAGGAAGCCGTCAAGCGCGGCCTGCGCGACTGCGACGCCATCGACCAGTTCGGCGAGGTGGTGATTTACATCCGCGTGGCGGTCGACCAGCGCCAGCAGGATCTGTTCGAGGCGCCGTGAAATTCAACACCCCGAAGTCGCAGTCGACCCTGGCGAGCATTGCCAACTACCTGCGCGCCAACCCTGGCGCCGACGACGTGGCGATCGCCTGGCAGTTCGGGCTGTCCGCTCGGCAGGCTCAGCGCTACCTGCGCGCCGCCCGCCAGCCCAAGATCGAAATCCCGGTCTTCCTGAAGCTGAAGGACTGGCCGGCAACTAAGTAACGCCAAGCGCGCCGGCGATGAGGCGCGCGAGAAAGGAGATGTATGCCAACCGGATACACAGCAGCAATCAAGGATGGAATTTCGTTCACCCAATTCGCCATGCGCTGCGCGCGCGGAATGGGCGCCCTGGTCACGATGCGCGACGAACCGCTGGACGCTCCCGTGCCCGAGAAAATCGAGCCTTCGCCCTACCACTTGGAAAAGCTGGAAAAGCTGCGCGCGACCCTCGCCGAGCTGCGCGCCATGCCAGTGGCCGAGATCGCAGCGGCCGCAGTGATGGCGAACGCCGAGCGCGCTGCCGCCCACCAGCGCGATGTCGTCGACAATGAGGACCGGCGTAGCAAGTACGAAGAAATGCTGCGGCAGGTCGAGAAGTGGGAGCCGCCGACGCACGAGCACCGGAGCCTGCGCACCTTCATGATCGAGCAAATTGAGCAATCCATCAGCTTCGATTGCCGCGATCTTATACCGCCTCCCAAGCCTCTTACGGGGCCAGAATGGATCGAGACGAAGCTGCGCGACACCCTTCGGGATATCGAATATCACGAGACGAAGCACACTGAGGAAGTCGCTATGGCCGCCAGCCGCACTCAATGGCTGCGGGCACTACGCGCCAGCCTGCCGGCCACCGAATAACCCGGGCCGCCGCACCCCGCACCGTGCGGCATCTACTGAAAGGGATGTATGGAACTGAAAATCAAGAAGCTGCACCCGGACGCCAAGCTGCCGACCTACGGCAGCGAAGGAGCGGCCTGCTTCGACCTGCACGCCTGCTTCAACGTGCCAATGTTGCATGCTGTTCAGACGTATGGCGACGGCCGCACTTGGCCGTTCAAGGGGCATCAAACTTTCAACACGGGGCTGGCTTTCGAGGTGCCCTCCGGCTGGGTGATGCTGATCTTCTCGCGCAGCGGCCAAGGCTTCGGCAGCAACGTGCGACTAGCGAACTGCGTTGGAGTCATCGACAGCGACTACCGTGGCGAGGTGATGGTGAAGCTGACACGCGACGATGGCGAGTCCCATCAGGTCCGCAACGGCGACCGCATCGCCCAGGCCATGCTGGTGCCGGTCGAGCGCGTCACCTTCGTCGAGGTGGACGAGCTGAGCGACACCGCGCGCGGCGCTGGCGGGCTGGGCTCGACAGGGGCGTGATCATGGCGATCAACGTACAGGTCTGGGGGCCATACCCCTGCTGGATCACCCTAAAGGACGAGCGCGGCACCGAGGTTCGTATCAGTCACACCGAACTGCTCAAGCTTGAGCACGCCGTGGCCGAGGCGAAGCGGCAAGTCCTGATGAAGTTGCCAAGCAAGGACTGGCACGAAGTTGACCCGGCTCTTGCCAAACCGTGACCCGCCCAGTCGAAACCTGCGCATCGTGCTCGCACTTCCCGCGCGCCGCCCTGGAGACAGGCGAGCCGGTGCGGTGCGAGCACCGGGAACTGACGGTGGCCTGGAACAGCCGCGCCTGTGTCCTTCACGGCCACGTCAGCATGGGCGAGCGGGACGCGCGCCGGCGTCTGGTGGCGGTGCTGATCGAGCGCGCGGGCGGCGTCTGAACTGGTTGCAATTTTTCATCACTGGTGCGATTATCTAACCAGCAAGCAGGAATCACCCAACCACCGCGAAGGAGCCGCCATGCACGTCGCCGCATCGTTCGTTCTCGCATTTGCAGTCTGGTTCATCCTCCTTATCGTCACCGGCTTCAATACCACTGTGTTCATCTGCGCGCCGCTCATCATCTCTGGCGTGGTCCTGCTGGCCTGCCTGCTGCCGACCCGGCGCGCCAGCTCGACCGAGGGCGTGATGTTTTCCTCCCTGGAGCGGTAAGGGCAAAGCCGCTCCCACCTGGCCGCCTTCGGGCGGCCTTTCTTTTCCCTGCACAACCACGATTATGCTGGTTGCATATTCAAACCATCGGTGCGAATAATGACGACGAACCGGGATGCAATCGGGCCGGAACTGATCAACTTCGAGGATGCGGCGCGCCGCCTTGGCGTCGGGCGCACGCTTCTTCGAGGGCTGATCGCCGCCGGCAAGATCCGCTACGTGGCTATCGGCACGGGCGCCAAGCGCAAGCGCATCATGTTCACGGCCGCCGACCTGTCCGAGTTCATCGCCGAACAAACGCGCAGGGAGAGTCCATGTCTGTCTTCAAGCCCACGGGGCAGAAAACCTACGTCTACGACTTCAAGCTCGACGGTCGTCGCTTTCACGGCCCTACGGGAAAAACGGAAAAGCGAGCGGCCAAAGTAGTAGAGCAGCAGGCGAAAGACGCCGCCCGGCGCCAGCTCGACGCCGAGAAGGCCCAGGCCGCCCAGGTGAAGGGCGATGCGCCGCTGACCTTCGATGTCGCCGCCGGCCGCTACTGGACCGAAGTCGGCCAGTTCCACGCCGGCGCCGACACCACCTGGACCGACCTGGAGCGGCTGGTGAACTACTTCGGGGGTGACCGGCTGCTGTCCTCGATCACCGACAACGACATCACCCTGCTCGTCGCCTGGCGGCGCGGCCAGCGCTTCAAGGGGCGCGAGACGATGAAGGACGGCAGCCCGGCCCCGCTCATCGCCAATGCCACTGTCAACCGCACCACTGTCGACCTGCTGCGCAAGCTCTACACCCGGGCCAAGTCCAAATGGCGCGCCCGCTTCGACAACGAGCCGGATTGGAAGGGGCACAAGCTCAAGGAGCGCGGCGAGATCGTGCGCGAGCTGAAGGCCGCCGAGGAACCAGGCTTTGTCGAGCACCTGGGCGACGGCTATCGCGACGTGTGGCGCTTTTCGCTGGCGTCGGGCCTGCGCCTGGCGAACTGCTTCCTGAAGTGGGAACAGATCGACTGGGACGCCCGCACCATCACCGTGATCCAGAAAGGCCAGCGCCCGCACACGGTCCCGCTCACCAACGAGATGATCGCGGTGATCGCGCCCCAGCGCGGCCGGCATCCGGTCTACGTGTTCACCTACCTGTGCCAGCGCAGCCAGAAGAAATATAGGCTGGAGAAGGGCAAGCGCTACCCCGTGTCCTACGAGGGCATGAAGTCGCGCTGGCGCCGCAAGCGGGTCAAGGTCGGGGCGATCGACATGCGCTTCCACGACAACCGGCACACTGCCGCCACCCGCCTGGTGCGCCGCACCGGCAACCTCAAGGCCGCCCAGAAGATGCTCGGCCATGCCGACATCGCCACCACCGCCCGCTTTTATGCCCACGTCGACATGGACGACCTGCGCTTCCTCATGGAAGGCGGCGCTCCCAAGGATCGCCTGCAGTCCCAAGGATTTCCCCAAGGTTCGCCTGACCGCGAAGAAAAAGCGAAGTCGGCGTAAGGGGTTAAGGAAGATAGCCCATTGGGCTGGGGGACTAGGGGTCGGAGGTTCAAATCCTCTCGCTCCGACCATTAAACCCTTTGAAATACAAGGGAAATTTGAAAGCGGCGCCTCTGGGCGCCGTTCTCATTTAGTTCGCGGAAGCACGCGGAATCGCACGCAACGCCGCGCAAAGTCCCAAGGAAGTCCCAAGGTTCTGTTCGGCATACGTTCTGTATCAGGCGGTGCGTGGATCGGGCTTGAGGAACCACCCGAGTTGCCGCCGGATTTCCTCGATCGACGGCGGCGGCTCCTTCGAGCGCTGGCGCTCCTGGAGATAGGCCCGGGTCTGCTCTTTCGTGGGGCGGGGCTGTTGCGGCATGACGGCTCCTGTAAGGAACTGCGATCAAACTGCTGAATGGGTAGTGGTGGCCGGTGCTGATCTCCGGCATACGGAGCCTTCTCCGCTTGTTTCCGCCCCTGACTACCCACCGTTTGAAACCGTGGTCCGCCAGTTGGCGCATCAGCCTGCGCATTCACCACAGCAGAATGCCCCGGTCCCTTGAAATACCGATGTTGATCGAAATTTCCCGAGACATTCTGCTGTGGCGCCTGTCTTTCCAGGCCGCCAGCGCTTTCCCTCACCCTCGCGCGCGGGCTCATCTTTCCGGCTGTTTGCCCGCAGCCGGCCCGAGGAAGGTCCAATTCGGGTTACTGGCGCGCCCCGCGCCGGCCTCGCCCGCTTTAGGTCGGGGTCGACCGATCGTCCGACGTGCGCGCCTGCTGGCCTTTTACCCGAGTGCCAGCGCGCGGGTGAAGCTGGTCAGAGCTTTGCCGCAAGCTGACGCGGGACGATGCTCTCGTACACGCAGACGCCAAGCACGTAGATGCGCTTGACGTAATCCCCGTCGCTGTCGGTGATTTCCTTCCTGAAGATGCCTTTCATGGCCGGGTCCGATCAGGCGGCAGGCGCGACGGCGAGCTGCTTCAGGCACTTCTCGTCCAGTGCGTCCTTGATGGTGCGGATGGCCCAGCCGGTCGTCTCGTGCAGGCGGATGATCATGCTGGAGCCCAGGCGGATATGGCCGTGGCGGATCTTGCTGATCATCGGCGGGGCGACTTCGAGCGCGCGCGACAGGGCGGCGTCGTTCTTCAGCTTGAGCTGGCGGATCGCTTCGTCGAACATGTTGTTGGCAGCCTGGATTTCTTTATCGGTGATCGAGGCGGCGGTGGTGGCATCTTGGCTCATGGCGGCTCCCTGGGTAGTAGACGTTGCTGTTATTGGTTTTCGTACTGCAACGTTACTTTAACTCAAAACCAGCGAGCAGTGTGCAACTATTGGTTCGATTTATGTACCAGAGTTGCAAAAAGATAGCCAGTCGCTGCGCCGCCCAGGGTGTAGGTGATCGGCGCGCCGTAGATCGCGATCATGACGGCGGCGGGAACCGCCAGCGCGGCGGCGATCGCCACGCGGCGCTTGGTGATGCCGAAGTCTTCCAGGATCAACTCAAACATGTCAGCCTCCAATATTCATTTTCCTATAGCATATCTTATAACACCGCAGAACGGTCAAGGTTGAGCTATGACGAAAAAAAGCCCTGCCGGTGAGGACAGGGCAAAGGCCGCACAGAAGAGGCGGCTGGAGAGATGGATCAAGCCTGGATTGTACGGGGTTCTTCGGGCTCGCTGTAGGTCATTGCATCGGCCGGCACGAAAAATGATCGGGGTTCGGCGCTGACGTACATGGTGCGCGAGCTGGGCGCCGGCAGGGTATCGAGCACCACGCTGCGCATGCGTGCGACCAGGGTGGCGTCGGCCAGGGTGGCCGCGAGCTGGGCCACGACGGGAGAACTGGCGTGCGCCGCCAAGGCGACATCGTCGAGCGAACGTGACAGGCCGGCGACGGTAGCGAGCTGGCCGGATGCCGCGAGCGTGGTGTCCTGCAGGGTGGTCGCCAGCGCTGGGCGGATCGTCAGCGCGCCGGATGCGGCCAGGGTCGCAGGGGCAAGCTGGGCGTTCAGCGAGGCCGAGATCCCGTCGCCACCTGATGGTTCATCGGCCACAACGGCAGTCGCGACCAGGGTGGCCGGGTCCAGTTGCTTGGACAGCGAACCGGCAATCGGCAGGGCGCCGGCGGCGGTGAGCGTGGCGGGCGCCAATGACGCTGCGAGCCCCGCCGTGGACGCGAGCGCTGCAGTCGCCGCAAGGGTCGCTGGCGCCAGCGTCGCGTTCAGGGTGGCGCTGATTCCGCCGTCACCGCTCGGCGCCGGCTCGTCCTCTTCTTCCGGTTCCGCGAAGACTTGATAGGGGTTGCGAAAATCCTCTGCGGCCTCTGCCGCCGTCAGCGCGCCCGCATAGACCGTGAGCAGTTCAAGGTTGCCGGTGCCGTATAAGCTGGCACCGTTGCGGCTCAAAAGGTGCAACGTGCTGTTGGCGAAATTTCCCGTCAGCGAACCGAAAAGATTTTGGGTAACCGTCTGCTGCACACCATCCACATACACTGCACAGCACAGCGCCGATGACGCATTGCGCTCGATGGTGACCAGGATGCGGTGCCACTCCCCAGCAGATGGGCGCGAGAAGTAGCCGCCATTGGCGCCGCCAGTACCGGTATTGTACGCCGTGATGGCGAACACCCCGGACGGGCTGCTGCTATTCGGATTGAAATAGAACCCATTGGCCCCTGTGTTAAAACCGTTGGTAAACTCAAGCGCAAAATTGTCGGTGTTGGCGTAGCTGTCCCAGTACAGCCAGAATGCGACCGTGATCTTGCTGTGGGCCGCCAGGTTCAGGCTGGCGCTGGCGCGCGCCGACGAGCCGGAACCGCGCAGGCTGTGCCCGCCGCGTGGAGACAGCCCACGGCTGGCGCCGCCCCCGATGTTGAACAGCTTCCCCGACGCGGTGACATACGAGCCGTTGAGCGGGAAGCATTCGATGACCTTGGCGCCAAGCGCATTTGCCCGGTCGATCCGGGCAATGGAACGCGGCTGATAGCGCGGTGACGCCATTACAGAGCCGTCACCATCTGGATGCCGGCCTCGACGGTGCAGGCGTTGGTAGTGTTGCCGTAGGCGATGGCGCGCAGGTACATGCCGCCTCTGCCCATCGTCACGCTCGGGCCTTGCGTGACGGTGCCGGACACCAGGTCGCTGCTGCTGACGGCAAAGTAGTCGTACCAGTCGGTCCCGTCATCCGACGTCTGGAACATGATGGTGCACGCCGCGCCCAGCGCGCCGCCGTTGGTGATGCGCCAGGTCAGCTCGCCACCGTAGGCGGTGCGCGCATCGACCGTGCTGCCGGTGACCGGGCTGGCCTTGGTCGTTCCAGCAGCAACGCTGGTGCTGGCGGCGAAGAATGAGGAATAGGCTTTGGTGGCTGGCACGGTTATTTCTCCGATCCGTCAGGGTTGTACATGGCGTCGTTCACCTGCTCGCGGGTGACATAGACCGGCTGCTGGCCCAGCGCCTGCAGCTCGGCCACCTCGGTGTCGGTGAATCCCAGCGCCGGCCGCATCTCGTCGATGCTGTTCAGGGTGCTGGCCGCGCCGAAGTCCAGCCCTTTGCCGAACACCAGCGATTGCCATGCCATCTCGATGATCGCGTCGGCGCCGGCGCCGGCCTTCAGCTTGCGCAGGATCGACTTGCCGCTGGGGCAGCGGTTGATGATGCCCGGCGCATCGACCCAGCTCTCGGTGAGTACGGCATGCACCTCGGTGTTCAGGGCGGCGGCCAGGCCGTCCAGGTCCTTCGCCTCCCGCAGTGCATCCAGATCGCGCCGCGCCAGGATGCGGTCACGGATCGTGCTCATGCGTTACCGTCGGTGAGCGTGAAGCCTGTCACCGATACCGCCTGGTTCTGGGCAAGGTTGATGTTGTCGACGGTCATATCGCCGCCGCCGCCGGTGACGGTGACGCTGCCCTGGTGGTGGCAGGTGGTGCCAGCCGAATCCATGATGGCGAAGTGGCCGATATTGGTGCCTGCGCCGGCCGCCGCTGCGCCAGTGCCGGACCACGATCCAGCCATCGCCTTCGCGCCGCTGGCTGCGGCCGCCATCCAGTCGGACGGCAGGGTCAGTTCGGCGAGCAGCGTGCCCGAGCGCGCGGCAGCGCAGTTGGCGGGCTGGGCGCCACTGTAGAAGCGCAGCTTCGGGGCGGTGCCGACGGTTGATTCGTAGGCGTCAAGGCGGGCGTTGCGCACCGCCACAGAAAATTGTTGGGCCATTATTGCTCCTTGTCAGAGGGTTGAAATGTTGCGCGGTGCTGCAGCCCGCTCGTCGAGAAGCCTGGAAAGCGCCTCGTCGTCGACCGGCAGGTCCTCGCGGAACAGCGCGATGCTGCGCCGGTCGACGACGGTGGCGTAAATTCGCTCGCTGCCGCGTGCCTCCCAGTCGCGGATGTCTTCGATCAGGGCGGCGCGGCTTGAGTCCATGGCCTACCTGGCGTCGTTGCAGACGGCGCGCATCTGGTTGTACAGGTCGATCAGCGCGTTTCGGTCGAGCACGCCCTGTCTAATGTCTGCTGCGGCGCCGAGAACGCTTTCAGCAGTTTCAGGCAAGAGGACATGTCCTTCTTCTGCGCCAGGTCCGGCGGCAGCGCCGGGATGTGCGGGCGCGGGGTCGGCTGGTAAGCACTTCCCTGGTGCGCGCAGCCCGCTGTCGCCACGGCGAGCAGCAGTGCGCAAGTCAGCAATGGTCTGTTCATAGCGGGTCTTTTCCTCGTTTCTGGTGGCGGCTTCCTGGGTGATCCGTTCCTGTAGGGCGATCTCCTTGGCGCGCGTCTCGGTCAGCGCCTCGGCCAGTCGCTTGTCGTCCTGGGCCTGCCGCTCGGCCACCGCACGGTCATAGCCGCGCTGCTCGACGACCGCCTCGCGCCACGCCCAGCCGCCATAGAGAGCTGCCGTGAGCGCGAGCGCGGCGACAATCTTCCAGGGCAAGGGGATCATTTGTGCGCCAGGTCCGAGTTGGTCTTGAAGCGCAGGGCGATGTTCAGCATCACGACCGCGATGCCGACCCACTTGTAGACGTTGTCCGGCAGGTAGGACTGGATCTCGGGCAGCGATTCCTTGACGACTTCGTAGACCGGCAACATCGCCAGCAGTGCGCCGTTGAACCACACGGTCACGGAGCGCCAGGCGCCCTTGAGTTTTTCGAGCATGTCAGCCCTCCCTCATCATTTTGGCAAGACGATCAGCGCGCGCGCCGACCTGCTTGGCCCACTTGGAATTGAGCATGCCGGCGGCAGCCGCGTCGTAGCGGCCGGCCTCGATCATCGCCAAGGTGTTCTTGAAGCCGAGCAGGCCAGTGCCTTTCGGCGCGCTGCCGATCCCCAGGTTGAAGGTCATGTTGATCATGACGCGCTGGCGCACGGGCGACAGCTTGCGCCACCAGGGCAGATAGCGGTCCAGGTCGGCCGTGGCGCGCTTGATGTCGTTGGCGAGCAGGTAGTCGATCTCGTCGTCGGACAGCCCGCCGCCCTTGCGCTTGTCGATCAGACGCCCGACGCCGATGGTCGAGTATCCCAGGCTGTCCTTGTACTCGTGCGTCACGACACCCTCGTCGCGACGCAGTTCTGCGATCAGTAGCTGGTCCACTTCACTCTCCCTTGAACCTGGACTTGAACATCGACTCGAAGACGGTCAGGGCGCGCACGCCCATCCAACCGGAAATGCCGACGAGGATGGCGGTGTAGGCAGGTGGAATGCCGATGGCCTGGCAGGCGAAGTAGGTCATGACCCCCGTGAACCCTGACGTCAGCATTTCCCTGACGAAGATCCACACCAGCATTTTCCAGCTATGCTCACCCACCTTCACCTCACGCGACACCCGCACCAGACCTCCCCAGATCGCCAAAAACATTGCGCCCATCAGCAACAGCCATTGGCTTGACCAGGTGACGGCGTCCTTGGCGATGGCGCCGGCGGCTCGGATTTCATCGTTCATGCGGCGCGCTCGTGGTTGGTAATGCGCCGATTTTAAGACCGTTGGTCAGAAAATCAAACCACAAAGAGTGTATATGCCGCCGGTTTTTTGGCCGGCGGCACGCTTTATTGCTCGTCTTCCATCAGCCCCAGGTCTTCATCGATGGCGCTTTCCATCTTCTTGTTCAGGATCAGGCCGCCCTTGGACCGCGCGTCGTTCTTCATCCGGTTGCGGATGTACTGGCTGACCGTGCTGCCCTTGATGCCGGCCTCGGGGTGTTTATCCGCGAACTGGGTGATCTTCTCGACCGCCTCGTCGTAGGCTTCGCTGTCCTCCACCTTGAAGGCCAGGTATGCCTTGTTGAACAGCTGCGAGCGCTCGGACTGGATCGCGGTCTGCAGGCGCATGCGCGCGTTGTTCACGTCGTACTGCTGGGTGACCTTGTGCGGCGTGAAGCCGGCGGCCTGGCCGAGCACTTCCCATGTGCTGAACTGGTCGACCACCGGGTTGCCTGTCATCGTCAGGGCTCCCTCGCGGCGGTAGCGGTTCGCCTTGAGCAAGTCGCCGATCGCCTTGGGCAGCAGCTTTTCCATGCCGCGCTCGAAGTGCCCGTCGCGGATCAGGTTGACGCCGGCCGCGATCTTCATGCCCATGCCGAAACCGGCGCCAGCGAACTGCTCCAGGTAGTACAGGCCCTCTTCCTTGCCCTCCAGCTCCTTGTCCGGCGAGCGGAACCACAGGTCGGGGAAGCCGATGCGGCTGGTGACGGACAGGCCAGAACCCACCGACGGCGCGCCGTATATCAGGGTGTCAGCCAGCCACTTCGGCAGGTGCTCGTACAGGGTCTTCTTCAGGCGGTCCTCGGGGGTGAGCTTGTCGTCGTCATCTCCCAGGCCGGACAGCATGCCGGCGGCGATCATGGCGATGCCGTAGAACGGCAGGCCCTTGATGCCGGCCATCAGCCCGTGCATCGCCATGATGCCGACGAACTGCGCGCGCGCCTCCTTGCGCACCTGGTCGGACTCTCCCTTGAATGCGTCGTGCATGTCGCGGAACAGCCGGTAGGTCATGTTGATCGAGTGCTGGCGGTGGATCAGCAGCGCCTTCTGCCAGTTGCCTTGCAGGTAACGGGGCCTGTTCGAGTTGCTGTAGTCGAAGTGCGTGGCCCAGGTCGCCTCGGCCGCCGTCTCCAGCGCCTGCTCGTGGCCCTGTCCCTGGCGCCGCGCCATCCGGTAGGCGGCCAGCGCGGTCACCTCGCGGTTGATGCGCTCGGCGTGGTGGTACATGAACGAGATCGTCTTCATGACCTTGGCCTTGACCGGGCTGTACTCCACGCCCGTTTCGCCCACGCCGGCCAGGTCGTGCGCCTGGGTGCGGTCGATCAGGCCCAGCCGGTAGAATTCGTGCAGTGCTTCCTTTTCCTTGGCGTTCAGGCGCGGGTTATTCTCGACCGTCCACTTTTTCGACGTCGCCAGTTCCTTCGACGCCTTCGCCAGCTCGACCAGCGCGCGACCCTGGCCGCCCAGGCGAGAACCGAGCACCGGCACGCCCAGCATGAAGGTCTGCGAGGTGTTGATGATCGCTGCAGCCGGGGTCATGGCGAGATTCCACACGAAGGCCATGCTGGACAGGCCCTGCGCCAGCGCGTTGCCCTGCGGGTTCATCACCCACTGGTGGCGCTGCTCGAACTCGTTGACGAGCAGGCCGGCGTCGACCGGCTTGTCCGATTCCTCGCCTTGCTTCCTCATCGTGTCCAGCGCCTCGGTCAGCTCGGGCGAGAATTTCAGGCGCGCCATCTGGTGCGAGCCGTGGAACATGTTCGAGGCAAAAGCGCGCAGCGCGTCGCTGGAATAGCCGGCCGTGCCCTTGCGGTGAATAAAACGCTTGCGCATCGACAGGTCGGGCATGGTGTTCAGATAACGCTGCCAGACCTCGTCCTGCACGTCCGACGGCACGCCGGACTTCTCCAGGATGCCCTCGATGTCGGCCAGGAACTTCGGATCGACGGCGCCGCGCACCTCGTCGCGGTTGCTCATCACGCCCAGCTTGACCTCGTGCTTGCGGTTCTTCTTGGCGTCCTGCTCGAATTTACGGGCCTCGGCCAGCTTCTCGAACTTGTTAAAACTCACCATGTCGCCGTTCTCGTCGCGCACGGCGACGAAGTATTCGCCAAAGCGCGCGAGCGGGAAGTACGGGCCAGCCAGGCGGTTTGCCTCGAACACCTGGCGCAGCGCCGCGAGGCGCGCCCGGTTGCGGTATTTCGCCAGGCCGACCTCTTTCGTGTAGTCGGCGTGCAGGCGCTTCAGCTCCTTGTCCAGCTCGGCACCCTTCATCTCGGCCTTGGCCTGGTCGACATCGCGCTCGTACTTGTCGCGCGCCTTGTCGGTTGCCGCCTTCAGGGTACGCTCGACGTTCTCCAGGATGATCTTGTCCAGTTCCTTGGCCTGCTTGGTGTACAGGTCGCGCGTGTCGCGGTAGAGCGCTTTGCCCTCTTCGGGCAGGGCATTGAAGCGCTCGGCCAGGCCGTCGTAGGCTTCCTTCCTCGCCGGTTCCGCCTCGATCTTCTCGCGGATGCGTGCGGCCGCCTCGCTCTTGGGCTGGCGCTTCAGGATCACCTTTTCGGCTTCGGACAGGTCCGGCGAATACGGCGCCGACGGATCGACCTGGGCGATGGTCGACTCGTGCATCAGGTCGGCCAGGGCCTGGGCGTGCGCCTTGTTCTTGCCGTTGAACTTCAGCCAGCGCTGCGCGTGGGCGTCGTATTCACCGTGCTTGTCTCCCCGGTAGGTGTCCATGGCGCGCTTGACTCGCATGTACTCACCGGCCGCCGTCATGTTCGGGCGCGCGTAGTCCACCAGGTAGTTCATCGGCACCATCGGCAGGATGCCGAATTTCTTCAGGCTCGCCAGGCCGCCCTCGACGGCCAGGGACAGCGGGCGGCGGTCGATGTGCTGGGCGATCTCGTCGACTGGGGTGTCGTCGGCGACGGAATAGCTCGGTTCGGTCAGGACCGGGCGGCCGGCCTCGTCCACCTGGCCGGCGTAATCGCGCCAGAAGGCGATCTGCTTCATGAAATCGCCGCCGGCGATCAGGTTGCCCTCGCTGTCGCGGATCGGGCGGCGCACGCCGTCCACTTCGACGGTGCGCTCGTCGTCCAGGCTGTACACCTCTTCCGGCACAGGGAAGCCGCGCCGCTTGGCCTCCATGCTCGCCAGCGCGAACTTGGCGAGGCCGGATAGCTGCGCCGGCGTGACCTGGCCGATCTGCTTGCCCCAACTGCCCAGGAGGTACGCCTTGATCATGCCGATCAGGTCTTCCACCCACTTGCGGATGGCCGCCGGCAGGGAGTCCGGCGCGCGCTCGTATTCCTCGATCGCATAGGCGGCGAACTCTTCCACCTCCATGCGGATCGGCACGGCGCCCTTGGCCTTCGCCTTTCCCACGCGCTCGCGGGCGCGGTCGAAGAATTCCCGGGCTTTACCATTGGACTGCTCGGCCTGGCGGTAGAGCGAGCCCATGCGGCCCATCAGTTCCGACCACTGGGCCGAGCCGATCAGTGGCCGCACGCCCGAGTGGAACATCTCGTGCAGCAGGACGGCGCGCGCGTTCTTCTTCGTGAGCTGGCCGGCGACCAGGTGCATGGTGCCGTCGGGCATGGTCACCGCCTGCACGCCCGACTTGACCTTCACCTCGCTCGGCAGGGTGCGCGCCGAGCGGTGGATGACGATCACGCCGTTCTCGATCAGGCGCGCGATGACGGAGCCAGCCGCCGTGCCGATGGTCAGCGCGTCCTTCAATTCCTTGTCGGACAAGCGCACGTAGGGCTCGTCGACCTTCTCGTCGGCCGAGCGCGACTGCTTCGCCTCCGGGTGCTTCTCGTAGGCCGACAGCAGCCAGTTTTCCTTGGCGCCGTCACGGTCAGTGCGGATCACCGCCTCGTCGCGCTCGTTGCCGATGAAGATCCGGTCGGGCTGGTTGTCCTTGCGGTAGACCTCGCCCGTCGCCAGCAGGTCCGGCAACCGTTCCATGAACGATGCGCCGCGCCGCGCCGCGATGTGGGCCAGGCCGGCGTCCTTGTCGCCGTATTCGATGGTGATCTCGCCGATCCCCTCGCGGGTCACGGTGGCGCTGCCCGACTTGTCGGCCATGAGCTGTTCGATGGCGCCGGCGTCGGTGGCCGAGTACATGACCGGGCGGCCGCCTTCCTCGCGTACCTCGATGCCCGCGATCAGGTCGGCGAACGCCTGGCCGATGACGGTGCGCTCGTCGCCCGTCGGCGTGGTCTGGTCGTTGCGGCCGGCGTGCGACAGGTAGGTGTTCTTCGCCGCCTGGGCTTCCAGCTTGTCGGACACGTAGGCGTCGAAGGCGCGCGCAAACATCTCCCAGGGCGTGGCCCAATAACCCTTGCCGCCTTTGTTCTTGTCCATCTCGGCCGCCTTGCGGGCGTACTCGGTCGACACCCTCTGCGGCTCGTGCTTGCGGCTGGCCCGGGTGTCGTCGGTGACGAACTGCCAGTGGTCGATGTTCGACTGCAGGCCGTTGACCTGGTCGAGCGAATAGGTGCGGCCCGTGATCGACTTGTACAGGTCGCGCAGCTCGTTCACGGTCGGCGACAGGTAGGACTTGCCCGCCCTGACCATGCCCTCGCCCAGCTCGCCCGCCTTGATCCTGGCGGCGATGGCGTCGAACCGTTCCTCGTGGCCCTTGAAATCGCGGCGGATCGCGGCCAGCCACTGGTCCACGCGCTTGACGGCGCCTTCCTTGGCGCGCGCCAGCCGGTTCTCCATTTCTTCCCGCGATTCCTGGCGCTTCTCCATCGTGTCGACGATGCGCTTGAAGGCGTCCACGATCTCCGGGCGCACGCCGGCGAAGCGGTCGACCGTCTCGCGCACATGCTTGCCGTCCTTCATGACGAAGCGATCCATCCGGCCCGGCAGCGTCGCGTGCGCGGTCAGGAACGGGTTTTCGGTCGTCGACAGCCCGGCCTGGGTGGCGAAGTAGTGGTCGATGGCGTGGCCCCATTCGTGGGCGAGCGAGCCGGCGCCGTTGGTGCGGGTGATGTTGATCTCGTTCACGCCCGGTACGAAATGCGCCAGCGCCTTGCCGCCGCCCTGGGCGCCGAAGGCGATGCCCAGCATGCCATTCAGGCTCATGGCCTGCGGCGGCACGCCCAGGATCTCGGCCAGGTCGTGGAACGAGTCGAAGGCGTGGTTCAGGTGTAGCTGGCGCTCGTTGTCGGGAACCCAGCGGCCGAAGTTCACGCCTCGGAAGCCGAAGTCGTCCATCAGGCGTTGGGCCGTCACGTCCTCGCCGGCGCGACGGTCAGTGCCGGTACGCTCGACGTCGGCGACGTTCATGCCTTCTTCGACCGGGCCGTCCTTGCCTTCGCGCTTCACGCGCTCGCGCGCCGCCTCGATGGCGGCGGCCTCGGTGTCGAACGTGCCCTGCGCGCGGCCGTACTTGTCGACCAGGGTGAACGGCGCCGCCTCGTTCATGGCGGCTTCGGCCTGCTCGCTGGTGTCGAACTGCGCCACGAACCGGCCACCCAGGCGCAGGTTGAACTTGCCGAATCCGCTGGATTGGACCTCGTGCGCCGACTTGGGCAGGACCTGATAGCCCTGTACCTGCCACGCCTCGCGCTTGCCCGGCCAGCCCTTTTCGATCTCCTTCAGGGCTTTCACGGCCTCGTCGGTCGACGGCTGCAGGGCGCGCAGCACCTTGTTGCCGCCGACGACGCGCAGCTCGTCCTGGTAGTTGCGCCAGCCTTCCGGGTAGACCGATTGCAACAAGTCCTTCGCCGGCGCGCCGCCCAGCTCGGCCAGGGCGACCGGTTGGCCCTGCATGGCGCCCAGCATGCGCGAGGCGCGCGAGCCGATCTTACTTAGCCACGCGGCCACGGCCTGGCTGTCGTTGGCCCAGGCCATCACGCCATCCTGGAGCCGCCCCATGGCCTCGATGTAGCGCTTGAAGTCGGCGTCGGCCGGCGCGCGCACCGTCTGCGGCTTGGCCGACACGGAGTCGTAGACCTGCTTGACGATGTGGGCGACCAGCGGCTGCATGCCGCTGGCGATCAGGGCGTCGTAGTCCGGCTTGGGCCAGACCTTGGCCTTGACCGTTCCCTTGGCCTTCAGGGCGTCGTTCATGCCCTCGACATCGGACCATTTCAGGCCGGTACGGATGCGGTTGCGGCGGTTGTAGGTCAGTTCCTCGCCGGCCTCGGCCACCTTGTTGCCGGCCTTGGCTTGCGTGTCAGGGTTGGCATCTTCCTGCGTCGATGCTACATTGTCCTTGGAAGATCCCGCCCGTAACGTTTCGGACGTAGGAGGGGGGACGGCCTCGGGCCGGGCATCTGCTCCCGGGCGGGTCTTCCACATGGTCACGACCGCTAGCCTGTGGCGCCCGGTCCTTGCCGCCTCCACCACGACAATGTGCCCGTTGATGCGCTTGGTATAGCGCACGGCTTCAAGGCCGCGCTTGGTCTTGCCGACCGGCTCGACCTTGTCCGGGTTGCTCACCACGTCCGGCAGCCGCGCAAAATCCTTCGGCGTCACCGCGATCTGGCCCCGCGCCGCCTCCTTCTCCGGGTTGCCGTGCTGCTTCATGATGTGGTTGACGGTGGCGCTGTCGACGACGTGCACGAAGCCGGCCACGTCCAGGCCGGCCTGCTTGAACGCTTCGGCAGTCTGCTCGCCCACCTCGCCATAGCGCACCGACCGCGCCTCGTTCGGGTTCTCGATCACGGATTCGGCGAACTGGGCCAGCTCGTCGCCGGTCGCTTCCGTCTCATGGGCCGGCCCCTTGCCGCCAGGGCGCTCGGCATCGTCCGGCGGCGGCATGTGGGCCACGGCGCCGGCCGGCATCTCGTCGTTGGCGGCATCCTCGTCGGACTTCTCGACCACCGGCTCAGCGGTCTGGCGCTGGGCTTCCACCTCTTCTGCAGCAGGTTGCTTGGGCACCGCATTCGCGCCCATCACATGGTCCTTGGCGCGCTCGACCGCGTCGGCGTAGGTAAGGCCGCGCGCGATGACTACCCCCTTCTTGCCGCGCACGGTCCAGACCGCATCCTTCCTCGATGGCGCCTTGCCGTCTTCGCCCAGCCGCGCCGACACCAGCGCCTTGGTGGCATCGACGTCGCCCAGGCGGCTCCAGTTCTCCGGGCTGGTGATTTTGCCCGGCGCGTCGACGGTGGTGGTCACCTCGCCGCTGACGCTGCCATTAGGCTGCTTGCGGCGGCTAGTCTTGGGCTTGGCGACGGCGATCTCGTCGCGGGTGAAGACCGGGCCGCCCGTCGCTTGCTCGGGCTCGGATGGTGCCATTTCTGGCACTTCCTCGGGCGAAGACGCGATTGCCGCCGCTTCCTTCTCTGCTTGGCGGCGCGCGATGTTCTCTTGCGCCTGGCGCACGGCTTCCTCTTGGCGCTTGTGCTTGGCGCGGTCGGCGTCGCGACGGGCCTGGCCCTTGCGCTGGGGTTGCTCGACAACGGCCGGCGCGTCGGCGGTCAGTGCAGGCTTGGCGTCAGTGGTCCCACCTGCATCAGCAGGAACTTCTGCATCGCCTTGTCGCCCATTTCGATCAGGTTGTCCGGCAACGGGCTCGTCAGCTCGAACGCTTCCAGCAGGTACAGTTCCAGCTCCGTCAACTGCCCCGTCTCCAGCAGCAGGTCCAGCGCTTCCGATTCCGTCATCTCCACTGGGAACAGCATTTCCGTTACCTGCATCGCTCGCCTCCTGGATCGGTTGGATTCGGAACTTGCCTTCGGCTTCGACGACTTCATGCGGCACGCCCGTGCTTTCGGCGAAGCGCAGCATCATCTTGTTGGCGGCGCCGCGCTCATCGAACGGGCCGGCCACCAGCGGCTCCTCGGCCGGCTTGCTCGCGGCCTGGACCTCGGCGGTCTTGGCCTTGATCGCCTTTTCGACCTGCTTGCGTGCATCGAGGAACATCTTGTTCCAGCCGCCCGACGCCTTGGCCTGGGTGGCGATGTACTTCAGGCGCTCGCGCAGGGCCGGCAGGTCCATGCTGGCGTAGTCGGGCTCGGCCGGTTTCGCAGGCGCGGGGCGCTCAGGGACTGGCGCGGGATCGGCGGCGTGCGCCTCGGCG